GAGGAAAGTTCGGCAATGGCCTCACATTCCTCGGTTGAATTGAATCAACCAAATCTATTCCCGACTAACCCAAGTGAAGCTAACGCTTCGGGTTCGGCTAACGCCAAACTGAACTCTGCCGATGGCAATGGAACTACCCCCCCAATTCCGCTCGCCCCCCCACGAACCAAACGAGCTACCAAAATCGAAAAGCCGAGCGGCGTGAGCGAGCAAGTCTGGAATGACTTCATCTCCCTACGTAAAGCTAAACGCGCTCCGCTATCAGCAACCGCACTCGCGTCTATCGCCAAAGAAGCGGAGAAGGCAGCGATGCACATTGAGGAGGCACTGACCGAATGCGTCACCCGTGGATGGCAGAGTTTCAAAGCTGAATGGATGAAACCTAAAACAACTACCAAACCAGAACGATTCTCCAACTTTTGATTATCGTTACCGATAAAAACTAAAACCTAAATAGAAAAAAATAATGTGGATACTACCATCACAACTCTTGAATTCTGCGCCGGGTATGGCGGCATTGGACTTGGACTCAAAAACATCTTTGGCGAGCGAATGCGAACCATCGCATATTGTGAGCTTGAGGGGTATGCTCAAGCCAATCTCCTCAGTAAAATGGAAAAAGGACTCATGGATGTCGCACCTCTATGGAACGATCTTAAAACCTTCCCATACGAATCGTTTCACGGATTGGTGGACATCCTCATTGCGGGATACCCTTGCCAACCATTTAGTTCCGCAGGAAAGCGAGCAGGAAAAGAAGACCCAAGACATCTCTGGCCTTGGATCGCAGATGGAATTCGACTTCTTCAACCAAGAATGTGCTTCTTTGAAAATGTCGAGGGACACATTTCGTTGGGACTCTCCACAGTCATCAGTGATCTGGAAGAACTGGGTTACAAAAGTTCGTTCGGGATATTCAGTGCGAGTGAAGTTGGCGCAGTCCACCAAAGGAAAAGAGTGTTCATCATGGCCCACAATAAGAGTCAATCAAGCGGAGGATTGTGCGAGCGAACGCAGACACAGGAATCCAAGTTTGGATTCAATTGTGAAGCAAGAATTGGAATATGGCCCAGCAGACCCGGTCAACAGCAATACGCATGGGAACCACCAAGGGTTGTCGGATCAGTCCCAGCAAAACTGGCAAACTCTTGCTCACGGGACTCACAATCGGGGGGAGACTCCGCACAGGCAGGTAGTGAGAGCGTTAGTTCATGGGGACAAAGCGAAGACGCAATGTTTGACTGTGGATCAAGTATTCGCGGAGGAGATCAAGGGGACGAATCAACGACAAGAGTCGTGGGCAACGCCGCAAGCAAGCGATCATGTGGAGGGAGCGAGGACGGAGCTAACCAGCAATCAGAAATGCTTGGGGAGAGATATGAAGCAATGGGCAACGCCGCAGACGCACGATGGATCAACTGCCATTCACAAAACTACGGGACACAAGAGTCTGGTAAAGGACTTGTCGATCATCGGGAAATCTGCGTCAGCGAAACTCAACCCCCGCTGGGTCGAGACGCTCATGGGCCTGCCGGTGGGATGGACTTGTCCGAGTTGTCCGGCATCAGTCATCAAGAACTGGCCGAGATTTGTGAGTGGATGGTTAAAACTGAATCACGCACAGATGAACTCCGATTGCTCGGAAATGGAGTCGTTCCAGCAACAGCAACCAGAGCTTTTCTAACATTAATAGAGGAATTGAATAAATGAAAAAAGTCCCAATAGCACGAAAGAGTGAAGCGGCAGCATTGTCGCTCATCGCAATCGACAGAAACATCCTTTCCCAACAAACATGGGATAGCGATTATTTCGCCATACCAGCTCACAGGATCGTTTTTAATGCGCTCCAAGGGGTTCACCAGCGGACAGGGGTTTGTTGCCCGTTTTCTGCCATCGCAGAACTGGAAGCAACTGGACAACTGGAAGCAGCGGGTGGTGAAGAATCTGTCCATGACACATTATGCACGATGAAGGTAACTTCGGGTAAGGTTTGCCAAGACATGGCAGATGACTACCGGAAGCATCTTCACCGCACGAAGGCATACCGCGATGTTATTACCCTCATGGAGAAGGAAGAAGTAAATCTCCGCGCAGGTAAGGCCGATTTAAAGGAATTATCGGAAACGATAATGAACTTGGCCGAAGATCGGACGACGAAAGTCAAACCAGTCAAAGACCTCATCATCGAAATCATCGATGAGATGGAAGGTAAAGCAGTAAAGGAATTCTTTCCTACTGGATTACTGAAAGTTGATCGTGCGCTCAAGGGTGGAATGCACAAAGGGGAGATGATGACAGTGGCATCAGAGACAGGTGGAGGAAAATCTATCTACCTTGTGCAGGCAGCACTCGCAAATCTTGAAGAAGGTAAGTCGGTTCTCTTCTTCAGCCTCGAAATGAAAGCGAAGGACATCCTAACTCGCATGGCTTGTAACATTGCAGGCTATCCCGTGCGTGAACCAGAGGATTACAAAAATGCGAACCAAGGAGAACTCGCCAAAATCAGTGCCGCATTGTTGAAATTACACCAGTTACCCCTCGAAATCGTGGATGGAGTAGCCGAAATTGACGAGATTGAGGCCCAAATCAACCGATACGTTGGAGAAAAACGGGCAGATGTAATTGTCGTAGATTACCTCCAAATTATCTCATCTGATGGTGAAGAAGGTAGGGAAAGCCAGATTTCGGAGATCGCAAGGAGATTAAAACTCGCAGCACTGAAGAATAACTCGATTATGCTCACAGCTTCTCAACTAAACGACGAAGGAAGACTACGCGAATCACGGGCAATCGGAATGCACTCTGACCAAGTAGTGTATATCGAACACATCAAGGAGAAGAGTAGGCTGACAATCAAGAAGAACCGCAGAGGTCAGAGGAACTACATGACAGAAATCATCATGCGCGGTGACATCTCAAAACTTGAGGAGGTATACTAATGACAATCGACCAAGCATACGGAAAAGCGTTGAAGTATCTGGAGGCGGCAAACGCAATCTGGGAAGCTCAAGACAAGGAAAGATATTGTATCGCAGAGAACTACCACAACGAAGGACTCAAGATAATGAACCAATACTTTTCTGAAACAAAAGTATTGACACAGATACAAGATATTGATTCAATGCTCCCATGACTTACGAAACACGAACAGTCAAAGTGTCAGTTGCCCCGAAAGGAGAACCACTATTCCAGAATGGAGTAACAAACATAGAAATCATAGACGAGGCATCTGGTGAGTTTCTTGAAGTATCCCAATGCAACGATACCAACGATGGGAAAATTCTCATTGATCCATACGAGTGGCCTACCCTACGAGCAGCAATCGATAAAATGATAAAGGAGTGCCGTGAATACAAGTGACACACCCGAGACGGATCACCTTGAAGATCAACTTGGAAGCGCGGCAAAGTTCTCTCATCCTGTTATATGGAAACACGCACGGCAATTGGAACGCGAGCGCGACGAGGCGCGGGAGAAACTTGACGAAGAGATGAAGTGGCATCATCGAACTCATACAGAATTAGTTCAGACTCAATGCAAAATTTTAGATATGCAAATGGGCCGCGACGAGATTCAAGAGAAATACGACAAACTTGCAACCGAGCATATGCTTGTGGTTAATAAATTGTGCGAAGAGCGCGACGAAGCGAGGGAAGAACATCGCAAACTAAAAATAATTTTAGACATAATCAAAAGGGAAACACTATGATCAACTCCAGAGCTAAAGGAGCAAGAGGTGAAAGGCAGTGGCGTGACCAGCTTCGCGCCGAAGGCTACACTGCTAAACGAGGACAGCAATTCGCAGGAGGACAAGACTCACCAGATGTAGTCTGTGAAGAACTGAAAGGTAAACTTCACTTTGAAGTTAAGTGTGTTCAGAATTTGAATTTAGATAAGGCTTGCGAACAGGCCGAGCGAGATGCTAAAGGCATTGCTTGGGCGGTTGCGCACCGCAAAAACAATAAGAACTGGAAGGTAACAATCCCTGCCGACACGTTCTTCAAACTACTAAGGGATGGAAGTGATGGACTATGAAACCAACAACCAAAGCAGGTAAGGCCGCGAAGGTGGCAAAAACAATGCGTGAATACAAAGCTGGCAAACTGAAGGCTGGCATCAACCCTAAAGGCCCGAAGAAAGCACCGATGGCTAAAAGCCGCAAACAGGCCGTAGCAATCGCACTCTCACGCGCAGGAATGGCTAAAAAGAAATGAAAACAGGACTCTATAAAAATATCCACGAAAAGAGGAAACGCATCGCAGCAGGTAGCGGTGAGAAGATGAGGAAGGTTGGTAGCAAAGGCGCACCGACTGCGAAAGCATTTAAACAATCAGCAAAAACCGCAAAGAAAAAGTAGTTATAACAAGTTTAGTGAGTTTACAAAAAACTTATAATATGGAAAAGCGAGCGGGTGTATATGAAATTGAAATTGCTGGCTATAAATACTATGGCAGCAGCATCAATATTTATGCCCGTAAGCAAAACCATATAATAAAACTACGATCTGGAAAACATCGCAATCAACGACTGCAAAGATGTTTTGATAAATATGGAGAAGATGCTATGGCATTCAAGATACTTGTCCTTTGTGACGAAGAATCTGTTCTTGATGAAGAGCAAAAATATTTGGACGAGAATATCGATAACGATAATTGTCTGAATTTTTGCAGAAGCGCATCTGCTCCAATGGCTGGAATTAAATTTTCAGATAATCATAAAAAGAAAATGTCAGAATCGCAGGTAAGAAATAAATACATTTTTTATTATGACTGTGGAAAAATAGAATCATTTGATAGTTTAAAACTTGCTGGTGATAAATTCGGAGTCAGAAGCTCAATTGTTTCTCGATGGTTTAAAAGAAAAGACCTTGGAAGAAATCACGGAATACTGCAATCCAGCAATATTATAAAAGCTGAAAAAATCGGAGATGAACATATTGTTTTATTACCATATAAATACAAACAAAAACCTTGGCAAATAGCTGGAGCATCCAGTCATAGTCAATACTACAGAGAAAAAAGAAATGAAATCAAAACCCGCAACTGGCAAAGCGTCAGTTAAAATAGTAAAAAACCCAAAAACTGGAAGAACCCGCAAGGTTTCTTACGGCCAAAAAGGAGCGAATGTTGATCCGGGATCAAAGCGTGGCGATTCCTATTGCGCCCGTTCAGCTAAGATCAAAGGTGACTGGAAGAAAGACCCAAACTCCCCAAATAATCTCTCGCGCAAGAAGTGGCGTTGCCGAGGCAGCAAGTCGATGAAATGAAGATCAACGGCAAGCAAACTGAATCCAATGTCGATGCAGACGATGGTAGGGTAGGATGGAAGTATCCAATCAACTCCAAGCAAATTAATAAAGCCTGCGAAGACTTCTTCAAGAATCGCGGCATGAAGCAATATACGCTCACTGGTAAACTAAAGAAATGACGTGTCCTAAATGTGATTCACCTACTGAAGTCATCAATAGCAGAAAGAGAGATGGCACAGTAGTAAGGAGGAGGCTTTGTGCCTGCGGAGAAAGGTTCTCGACCAAAGAAGTAATTACTACTTCAAGAAAAGTTACCTTCAGTAAAGTAGTTAAAGCACTATCCATGACTAAAGCAGTCACTGGAGAGTGGACAGTAAAAGTAGATGAGAACACGCCTGCATGGGCAAAGAAAATGCTAATTAACCTATGAGTATCGTTAACGATAAATTCACCTATCATGTAATCGGGCTTCCACACACAGTTTCTTCCAAAGAATTTAATGCCTGCGCCTACACCCAAAAGGTGGTTAAGTTCGGAAAGATGATGACCGAGCGAGGTCACACAGTAATCCACTACGGCCATGAAGACTCTGATCTTATCTGCACAGAACACGTTCCAGTCCTAACGAACGATGACTTCAAGAAGAGTTACGGATCACATGACTGGCGTAAGACATTCTTTAAGTTCGATACCAACGATCATGCCTACCAAACATTCTACAAGAATGCTATTAAAGAAATTGAGAAGAGGAAGAACAAGCATGACTTCATTCTACCATTCTGGGGTAGTGGAGTTCGTCCTATCTGTGACGCGCATCCAGACCTAATCACAGTTGAGCCGGGTATTGGATATGCGGGTGGACATTGGGCAAGATGGAAGGTGTGGGAATCCTACGCAATCTACCATGCCTACTGCGGGCTGAAGAATGTAGGACAATGTAACCAAGACTGGTATGATGTCGTTATCCCAAACTATTTCGATGTAGAAGACTTCGATTACAAAACAGACAAAGAAGATTACTTTCTCTACCTTGGCAGAGTGTATAGCGGAAAAGGTGTAGATGTAGCTATCCAAGCCACTCAAAAAGCAGGGGTAAAATTGGTAATCGCAGGACAAAAAGAGGAAGGTTATAAACTACCAGACCATGTTGAGTATGTCGGATACGCCGATGTCCCGACCAGAAAGAAGCTCATGTCTAATGCTAAAGCCAGCTTCCTTCCATCCATGTATGTAGAACCATTCGGTGGCGTTCAGATAGAAAACCTACTCTCTGGCACTCCAACTATCACTACAGACTGGGGCAGTTTCGCTGAGAACAACCTACACGGGGTTACAGGATACCGATGCAGGACAATGGGAGACTTTGTAGATGCAGTCAAAAACATAGATCAAATCATGCCTTGGGACTGCAAACGATTCGGAATGAACTTCAGCCTAAAGAAAGTAGCTCCAATGTATGAGAAATACTTCTCAGATGTCATGGATGTCTACACCGGAGAAGGATGGTATTCCGAGGGAAATGGCATCAACGCAATGAAAAGATACTACCCTACACTATGAACTGGGACGAATACGGCATGAGTATAGCGGAGGTAGTTGCTAAGAAGAGCAAAGACCCGTGGAGACAGGTAGGGGTAGTAATCCTGCGAGAAGACAACTCCATAGCCTCAGTAGGGTATAACGGATTCCCTCAAGGTGTAGAAGAAGACTGGTCATCGAGAGAAGAAAGGTCAAAGTTCGTAATCCACGCAGAACAGAACGCCCTCAGATATACTAAACCGGGCGAAGGAAAGATACTAATATCAACCTGCCTGCCATGTAGAGACTGCCTAAAGGCCATAGCCGCCTATAAGATAAAGAGAGTCCTCTACAAAGATGTTTATCATACAGATCCAATAGCCTTAGAAATAGCAGAAAAAATGGGAGTCACACTAACTCAAATATGAGCGACGAAATCATGGCATTAACCTTAGCATGGAGCATAGTAGTAGCCTGCTTCATCATAGAGATAAACACCCGAAAATAATTATGAAACAAGAACAAGAAATACTTGAACTAATCAAAACCAATATAGATAAATTCAAAACTGAAGATGAACACTTTGACAGGATGTTCAACCTCGGAGAGATAACCGATAACAGAGGAAACCGCCAAAGGGTATGGCTAACCTTCACATCGACCAATATGAAACTAAAAAATAGAGAACTCTAATTATCGTTAACGATAACCAACCATCAAAATGCAAGAAATACAATTCAAGTATTCAGATTTGTATTTCAGAACAAAAAATACAATTGCACATGAGCATCATATAAGATGATGAACATAGAGCAGAACATAGAACATATGTCAAGAGATTTTTATTGACATACAAAATACCAGTTTTTATGGGGGGAGGGGTTTCCGCGTTGGGAGCTGCCGCGCTGGGGTGCATGGGGGCAGGGGGCGGTGGCATCCAGCCTCCATAGAAAAAGAGATTCCTTTGGCCCGTGCCTTGCCCTGCCCTATGCTCTGCTCATAGTATAGTGAAGCGTGACCAGCGTGCAGCGTGCAGCATGATCAAGTGATGAGCAGATGATCTAGTGAACAGAGTATAATGCAACCGTCTTGCAATAACTATTGCGCGAGGTTGGCCCAGGATGCGTTTGTTTCAATCGGGCGGTGTATCGGCATTGGCGCATTTTGGGTGCAATCGCATTTTGATCATGGAGCTGAGAAGCGGCAATCGCATTCCGGTTGATCATGGCGAATATCGATTTCGCATCGCTGGAAAATAGACGTGCAAAAAATGCCTACCAATTTTCGCTCCTGAAGTGGCTTGCTTAGCAAACATCGCTGCATAGCGATATATCGATGGAACATCACATATCATCATATTTGAATATGTGAATATGTCGTCTCTCTTGTCTCTCACATCATCGCATCATAATATGTGAATATGTCATGTTTGATTCATCGCTGTATGACGATAGAGCGATGCTTTGCCTGTGTAAATATTCCCGTGTCATTTGCTCTGTGGATTCCCGCTTCTATGAGCATAAAAAAAATAAATAAAAAACCATTGACGCTGTGGAATTCTTCCCGTAGTATGCTGCCTGTGATGCTCGCTGAGGCTGATGAATTCAAGCTCTGCGGGTAATTTCACAAATCGCTCCTTGAGATAAAAAACTTTTCGCTCCTGCTTTTGGTAGGTATCGAATGAACATAAACCCTGCCTGCTATCATGCGGGCGCAATTAGAAAAACCTATAAGATGACAGCTCAAATATACGCTCTAAAAATCAAGCTTAACTCCATGAAGGACGACCTGCACAATATGGCATTTTCCGAAATGCCCCTTAATGCCTTGGTCGCGCAATCGGCGAAAATCCGCGCATTGAAAACCAAGATCACCAAGATGGAAAACTCCCGCAAGTAAACAAACCAACCAACCCAAAAAGAAAAACCCAAAAATGAAACTCGAAACTAAAATCCGCAATCTCATCACCGAAACCAATCCTGCAAGTGACGCACGCTTTAATGTCGTAGCGCATGAACTGTGGGGAAACTCACAGGAAGGATTTGAAACCAACTCATCTTGGTATATCGCAACCAATGCCGATCTTTCGCAAGTATTGGAAGCGGCGCGAGGCCGTTGGGAGGTTTTTAAATTGAACTACCTTCCCAAGGCCCGTGTTTCCGATATCAGCGACACGGGATTTGATAGCACACTATCCCTTGAAATCGATTGCATCCCTTTTCTTGAAATCCGCGTAGCTTAAATCTCAAACCATCACTCTTATGACAACACAAACAAATTGGAGCGTATCAAACATTGAAGGCGCAAAATATCTCGGAATCTTGGAACTCGAAAGCGGAGAATATTTCGAAGTGTTGGAAACGGAAACTAAGCTTGTTTTTGGCGGCTCTTGTAATACTGGATTCTTAGAATCTGGTTATATTTTGAAAGATGAGTGTGAGTCTACCGATGAAACCTTGCAAGAATTGCATAGTGATCTTGAAACCTATTATCGAGACGGCGCGGGCTATGTTTCCCGAATAGTGTGCAACGAAAGAATGTAATTTCACTCCATAACAAAAACCTAAACCTAAACAGAAAACATAATAATATGAATAACAAAATTGAAACTTCACTTAGCATTCTTGGAATCCGCCCTTTTCGCGTTGAATCATGCTATGCCCTCGACAATGCACAGAGAAACCTTGCCGGGCGTTCACACTATGCCGATGCGCAAACGCTGAAGTATTTCAAAGCCCGCATTCTTGACGCATACACAGCAAAAGACGGCTTGGTCTTCTGGCTGATTGAATCCAATAATTCAAAGCCCTTTGAGCCTAAGAAAAACAAACGGTTCATTTGCTTTGATGTTTTCGGCACGGTCTTGAATGAACGCGATGATTGGTTCTCTACAAGTAAAGCCGCCGACAATGCACGGAAGGCGTTTCTTGAATCTTTTGATGCTGTCTCGCACACAGAAAAGCGATTGCATGAAATAGCCGTGCGGGATGCTGAAAATGCTCAGGCCGTCTTTAATGCCCTTGCTGGAATCTAAAAACCTATTGCGGGATGTTCAACCCCTCGCCGCTTTTCCTTCTCATCTTATGAAAAAAATCCGCTCGTTATACTTTGAATATATTGAAAAAAACACCTCGGCAGCGCGGGAAGCATTCGCCAACGCTTGCCATCGTCGAAATCTTGACCCGGAAACCACAGCAGAATCTTTCCAATGAATAAACTCCACTCCTCTCTTCAATACAACCGTGCAAAGGCCCGCTTCTTTGGTCTTTTGCTCATCCTTTCCACAATTGGCGCAGCCTTAATCTTTGTTTTACTGTGAAAAAATACACCTACACTCAAAAAATCGTCTTTCTCATCAAATCGGAATCCCTTTTGCATCATGCAAAGAATCTTTCTAATGCCTCATCTACACTTCGCAAGTGCTTTGCTGACCAGTTCGGCGATTCCGGCGGCTTGAATCGCTTTCCAATCTCAGGCGGGATTTGCGAGCATTGGCCGGAATGGGCGAAAAATGAAGTTGTTCAGTCCGTGCATGAGTATCAGTCCACTCTGGATGAATCTCTCAAATATTGGCTTGATTGTGGGCGGCGCGTCTACACTTGGCGCAAATTGAAAGATTCAATCCTGTAATTCCCTCCATAGCTATGCGGGCTGAGTCCGAACCTCTCCCGCCTTTGCTCTAATCGCCCCGCATTCTCGTTTTTCCTACCTTTCTGCACTCTCTACCTTCCTTTCTACTCTCGCGCATTCTTACGCCCGTGATCGTTTCCGATAATCCCTCTGCTCCACTTTTCCCTCCACAGCAAACCAAACAATAAACACTAAACAACATGACAACATCACCATATATTGAACCTCGCAAAATGGTTCCTCCAGTAGTAAAAATCGAAAAGCGAATGCATCCCCTCCGTTGGGTGCTTTTCATTGACCATACATGGACAGGGACATTCCCCACTAAAAAACTCGCTGCTAAAGAAGCTAAAATAAGGGGGGTAGCATGAAAATCCAGAAAGTCACCTTTCCACAGGGCGGAATATTCGCCAAAGGTAGTTTTGCTCTCCACAAAGTCACCTCCTCATACTTCTCTGGTCATTGCTCGGCGTGGTATTTTGCGGATGGGAGCTTGCAAGATTGCGAATGGATTCGCCGCGATGGAGTCCGCCGCATTATTCCAATCGGAACTCCGATGTATCGTTATCTGGAATCCCTTGGCCCGATCTGGAAAGAAGGTGCGAAATGAGCTTAGAATATAAAGAGCTTTCTAAACGCATAAAGGCCGCGAAGGATTTAAAATCCCTCCGCAAGCTCGAAATATCATGCCATCGGATTTACTCGGCTGGCTTCTTATCACCCCGTGAGCTTGTCGTTTTAGATACGATGCTCATGGATAGGGCGATCAAATTTGAATAGCACTCCACAAATGCGGGGTTAGTCCGACCCTTCCCCGCTTTCTTCCAATGTTGCCAATTCTACATCGTTTTCCGAGTCCTCCGATGCGCGGACATATTCACCGGACACAATCTCGATTTTATCGGCTTTCTGTGGCCCAGTAACATGAAGATTGATCATTGCGTTTACGCTTAACCCTTTCCTGTCGTGCATATTATTTTCATCCAGTCCCAACGCTCTCGTTGCAATCTTTTCATACTCGGCGAGAATATCCAGACGGGCGGCTTGTTCTTTGATGTTCCCGCTTTTGTGTCTCTCTTCGATTTGTTTTCTCTCCGCTGCAATCTCACGCAGCATAAATTGATAGTGATTAGCGGTTTCTGCTACCATCAAGTCCTCCAACTTGGGCGCAACTACATTCGCCACTTGCTCCCTCAACCTCTTTCGCTTCTCAATCCACTTCCCTTTCACCATGCAATTCTTCAAGTAGAATTTGCTCATTTGGGCGAACTCAGGCAGCTTCAAAATGTCCGACATTTCAGCCCCTCCCATGAATAAGGTTTCAATCCGTTCCATGTCCCATTTTTTCCGTCCCTTTCCACGGCCTAACTTTTCACTATCCAATTCGGGTGTTTTGTTCATAGTTGAGTATTTACAAAATGCCTTTAGATTGTCAAATGAATTTCCCTCCACAACGCAACAAACAAACCCAATAAAATGAAAGCAACCGAAAAAAACGAAGCAACCTGCCTTCCACCCGAAGTCTACATTCGACTTTGGCAAAAGGCCGAAAAATCAACTGAGATGCCTCGGTTCAAGTCAACCGTGTATCCTAACCCAAACATCAAAACTATCCCATTCAAACGATGAGAACCTTTACCATGCACAAACAGAAACCTTTGTTCCGTTACAAGGACTCCCCACTTTCGGGCGAGTCTGTTAAGCGGGAGTTGATGGAAGCACTCGAAGCCGTTCTTGATGCTTACGGCGAGGGTGACACTCTCCTGATGATGCAATGCCGGGCAGCACTCGAAAGAGCAAGGAGGAACCCATGAACATCCACGATTTGATGGCAACAGTTGAGTGGTCGCAACCCATTCAACTTAATACAAAACGAGGAGTCCGACTCCTCAAGAAAGCACCTATCGAGCAGGCTTTCTGGAAAGTTTACGGAGAGGACAAGGAGCTATTCAAAAAGCAGATGGGTGACGCTGGCATTCAACTCGGCAAATTCCGCGATGAGTGGCAGCTTACTTGGTGGTCAGACGATCAGCTTAAATTTAAGCAGATTATCGTAACCGATACTCAAGCTGAAGCAGTTCAAGAGTTAGAGTTAATCCCTCTGCTTCACCCCGAAGGCTTGTTAGAGTATCAGCTAACCTCAGTCCAGATGGGCGTTGCCTCCATGAATAAGTATAATCGCGCCTTGCTTGGGCATTCCACGGGAGTTGGTAAAACCTTTTGCGCCCTTGGTATTGCCAGAGAGTTAGGCAAACGAGTTGCGGTTATCTGTCCGAAGCCGATTACAACCGACTGGCATAGGGCCGCTAAGATGATGGGTGTTGAGGTATTTGAGATATGCGGGTGGGAGTGGACGAAAACTGGTAAGAGCCAGATGGGAAGATGGACAGACGAGAAGAAGAAAGAATTCCGCTTCATGCTCCCCGCTGATGTTATGCTGATCTTCGATGAAGTTCATCGTGGCAAAGGCGAGGCCACTCAGAACGCTTACCTTGTGCGGGATTCAGTAGTCCAAAACATCCCTGCCATTGCCTTGTCTGCTACCATTGCCGACGATCCAACTAAGTTGTGGGCATTGGGGCAGTTCCTCGGTCTGCACCAAGGCGGGAAAGACTATTTCCGTTTCTTATCACAGAACGGATGCAGGAAGACCCGCTTTGGAATGCAATTTACTGGAGGGCATTCGGTATTGAAGAAACTCCATAGTCGCATCTACCCCGAAAGAGGCAATCGTTTAAGGCACTCTGACCTTGGTGATGCGTTTCCCGAAACGCTGATTAAAGCCAAAGCCTTCGACATGGATAATGCCAAGAAGATCGCGGGTGAATACGATGACCTCTGCAACCGAATCGAAGAGTTGCGCGGGTTGGAAAACTTCTCAGCCAATGTGCTGGCAGAACAGACCCGTGCAAGGCAGAGGATCGAACTCCACAAAGCCCCGGCGGTTTGCGCTATGGTCAGAGACATGATCGAAGAAGGTAACTCGGTATTCGTAGCGGTGAACTATACAGAGACGCGCAAGTTCATTCTGGATGAGCTAAAGACTAACTGCTCAATCCATGGAGGACAGGATGAGATGGAAAGGCGAGGTAACATTGATGCCTTCCAGCGCGATGACTCACGGGTTATCGTCGGTATCATACAGGCTTGCAGGGAGGGTCTGAACCTCCACGATCTCAATGGCAACCATCCGCGAGTTGCGCTAATCATGCCTTCACCTTCGGTCTTCGATCTTAAGCAAGTCTTAGGCCGAGTTCATAGGTCAGGCGGCAAGTCAAAGTCCCTGCAATACATCGTGTATGCAGCGGGAGTAGGGATTGAAGAATCAATTTGTGAGAAGCTGGATACCAAACTGAAGAGGTTAGATGTCTTGGCAGATGGCGAGGTTGATCCAACAATCTCACTTGCTCCCAAAGAAGTAGCCTAATCTAAAAAGCAAGAAGCCCACCAAGGAGAAATCCAAGGTGGGCTTTTTTGCGTTAATGGTTAGCTGATAATCCGAGAAGGTTCTTCTTTCTCCTCTTCCTTATCGAATCGCTTGCGGAACTGGGACTCCTTATAGTAAAGGAACGCCGTTTCCAAGTAGCGGATAGCTTCAAACCCTTCACCCTTACGGGATTCGGATCGGACTACCATCATTGATGCCGTATGCAACAGGCTTGCCATCGCATGGACTCGTTCGTTTAGTTTCTCATCCTCGCATTTAATAAATGAAAAGGCTTCAAGTATTGATTTCGAGGTTTCGTTTTGTGGTGTTGGTTCTGACATAAATTATTTTGTTTGTATTGCTTCCAGCATTGCGTCTATTTCTTCTTCAGTTAGATTGAACTGAGCCATGAGTTCTTGCCTTTTTGCAAAACCCTTGCGCCTTCTATCGAAGTCAAACATAGCTTCCTTCATATCTTCTTCTTGTGATTCAAATACTTTTTGGAAGTAATCTGTTTTCAGTCTATCGAATCTTTTAATTGGGAGTAGTCTCGCAATTTGGTATTCGTATGACCAACCTAACAAGTCGCAGAGTTCTTTAACCGAGTAAACAAAGCCTTGGTAGCTTGATATTACTTTCCTCATTGCGGCTTGTGCTTCTTTCCAACTTTCTGGTAGATTTTGTTTCGACATAAATTTAATCGTTTGGTTTGAATCCGTAAGGCCACTCTGGGTTTTCTCTTTCCCATCGCGCCAGTTTCTCTTTGCCGTCTTGTTCTTTCCTATCGGCAATTTCCTGCCAATAGGCTTCTGGATCGTCTTCGTAATCTTTTTTCATATTTTACAAACTTCTCTGTATGCTTTGATTAGTTCTTTTATTTCTGCTCTGAAGTATTGGTCTTTTCTGTATTTCAAAAATAGCCTTATGTTTTGCTTTAAGGCTACCATGACCCTAACTTTTGTGTCATGGCTCATGCTTCTTTTCCGAATCTCAGCCATTCATTTTCTGCTGGATCGAACCATGACTTGTCGGACAGGTCGATCAAGAGTTGGTGTTCCTGCACTTCATCTGGCATATTGCGGAGGACTTCTGAGTTAGAGAAGTTGCCGACATTAAGGAGCAGGAAGCGATGACCCATTGGCTTATCGTCTTTACCTTGCTCGCTACGCACTCGGTTCCTAACTTCAGTCGAGGATAGTTTCTCTGTCTTTGCTGCCTCAAGAAGCTCACTCTGCTTCTGTGCGTTGGTCTTCTCATCTCCGAAGTTGGCGTTTCCAATCTCACGATAGACTGTGAATGGAAGCATTGGATCACGCTTTGCAGCGGGGAAGGCGCGGCAGGCACGGGCATAACCGGATACTGTTGGATAGCTTTTCTTGAATTGGGAGCAGAGTTGGTTGACTACATCCTCATGTCCTGCGTTCTCAAGAGCTACCACTGAATCACCGATGATCCATTGTGCGCCCGACTCCAGAGTCAGACCGAAAGCAAATGCTGCTACCCAGTCTTTCATATCTACTTCACCTTTAGGAACGCACTGAGTCATGCCCGATCCAATGTCGAACTTCTGTGTGAATGATGACAATTCCAATCCGTTCTTCACGCTCTCCACAAGGGCGAGGGATTCGCTTTGAACTTCTGGTTCATCTTCGGTCAGTTCAACCTCAACTTCCTCCACTACTGGATTAGCAAGGCGTTCTTCTGCCATTTCTTCGGCCATGTCGAGGTCGGCACTCATCTTCTCAAACATCTCCAGCATTTCATCTGGTGCATCGTCTTCAAGGTATTCGTTCTTCGTTACCTTCTGCCATGCCTTCTTGATGTGGGTTTCTGTGATGTTGATACCCGGCCATTCGGTTTTAACGAACTCGCCCATTTGGCGAAGGTATGTGGACAGAGGAACAATGATCCCCTCTTGAGTTGGGCTGAACAATTCTAATTCTGGTTTCTTTTTCATTTTGGTGTTATTAGGTTAGGTGTTCTGGGAGGAACAGAATCAATATGGAATCTCGTCTGCTTCCTCTTCAATAGGAGCATCGAGACTGAAGTCTATCGCGGCTTGCTCTACGCACTTGGCAAATGGAGTATTAAATCCCTTCTCCAAGTAGAATTGGTAGAGTTTGGTGAGTGCAGGTTTACCGATTGCGCCAAGCTTCTTATCCTTGTGTGATCCACTTGGAACGATAGCAGATGCCCAATCAGCGGGATCGAGTTGCGCTGGCTCTTCAACTTTAGGTTCAGACTTTGGTTCTGATTTGCCGATGGAGATGCCCTTGCGGTTAGCCTCGATGAAGACCGACGAGACATACGCCCGAAGAGTCTCTTCATCTGTGACCTTACCGAGGTATGCCATGCGAACCAAAGAGTCGATGTAAAGATGAGTCTCCACTATCTTATCCAACTCCTGCTCTGGATTATCGGTTACGATACTCTTGGGTGTTGATGCTACACGCGCAGGTTCTTCACTCACTCCATCGTATTCAACCTTTGCTGAAGCTGAAACCCGAATAAGAAAGTTTTTAATTTTCTTTCCTTCTTTTTCGTAGGATTCTTCTTCAAAGGTAAGTCCGTTCAACCCTTGCTTACCGCGAGTTGAGGATAAGGTGACTGTCCTGCCTTTAGCAGATTCGGGTTGAGTGTTCTTCCAAAAGGCAAGTTTGTATGTTTGTCCGTCCACTTCGATCTCACCATTCTGCACTGAAGTTGGGCCGTATTGGCCGTCAAATTTCTTTTCTGGAAAGAGTTTGGTGATCTTCCCTGTTACTTTCTTTATGATGTCTTTCGGCTCAAGGCCGTCTAATTGGTTACTCATTTGATTTGTATGTTGCTTTGTAGTAGTGACAGAAGGGTGCTACTGAGCAGTAACGCTCGCATCGCATATCCCCGCCGTTTCGTTTTTCGATTGAGTGTTTCGCTCCATAGGTAGGAAGGAGTTGTTGCGCTTCCTCAAATGTCTCGCACACTTTTGCTGCTCTTTTATTACCATCTTTTTTTATGGCAAAGGTATCTGGTTTAGCCCAGCGTTCCTTTGGATCACAACAAGGAATGGTATCGTCTGGCATAGCCGCCGCTGCTTGGTGAAGTTTAACCCTCTCTGTAGCATAGCGGATTACCTCTTCGTTATCCCACAATGGTATGTCTACTATGTGGACTGCACATTGGGGATACTCTTTGTCAAACTCAGCCTTGCTCGCCTGCCAGTCCCGAAGGATAGCGACGATCTGACCTTTCTTGACTTGGTATCCGTATTCCCTCCAGAGCATGGCGTTCAGATTGATCTGAGCTTCCCACTCTGTCTTTCCTCCGAGAAGGAACGAGAATACCGATGTTACTTTGAAGTCTGAGATTACTTGGTTGCCCGTCTCATACAAGTCAGTCTGACCCGTGAGTGTCCAACCACTGATCTCTTTGTAGAGACGCTTCTCAGTCATCTCTTCTTCGCCGCCAGCCAATTCAAGAACCTTGTGAACCGACTGACCGAGCAATGCCCACACCCTATCGGATGCGTCTTCCACGATCTGGTCGGAGTAGCGTTTCTTGAGTTGGTTGATCTTCGGTGGGCCGATCAAGGTTGTCACCGATATGTCTGCCTTCTTAGTTCCTGCCATATACCCGTCATGGGACAAGGCGCGGAACATAGGTGCGGGGAGTGAAAAGTTATTCGTTATCTTCATTTGGTTCGTCCCAGTAAGTAGGTCGAATGCCTTGATCCATGTCGCGGTGAGCGCACTTGTGGAGAAAGTCAGATTCTCTCTCTTCTTCTATTTCGGAAGATAGATCGTATGGTTCCTCTTCCCCATCGTTACAAATAAGGCTCATTATTCGGTAACTGCTGGGAGTTTGCCTTCAAAGCAGACCGCGAGAATTTCCGACACGCCTTTGAGGTGGTCGCCAGTTTTGATGACTGCTGATGCAGATGCCAGATTGCCGAGATCGAACTTGCCATCCGCTGCCGTAGCAGAAATAAGGCGAAGGTAGATTTCTTTTTGAAGCTCACTTGGAGCGGTTGCTTTTGTAGGTGTAGGTTTATCTTTCATTAGTGTTTTATGGACGGGTGTTGTGCCGTCCACAAGGCGAATCTACATTCCACGATTATCGTGTCAACATTTTTTTGTAGTTTTTTTTATTATCGTTTCCGATAACAGAAAACGCACCCCAGATTTTAGTCCGAGGTGCGTCCCCTAATGAATAACACGAAACAGCAACAAGCTGCGGAGGTAGATTACATGAGCCTCTGCGGGTGTCAAGGCTTTTTGCGAGCCTTGTAAAGATTGTCGAGCGCACTATACTTCGACGCAGTTCCAACATTTGAAATTGCAGTCTTGTATATCTCTGGATCAAACCCATTCAACTCTTCGTAGTTCTCTAAAACTGTTTTCCGATTTGATCTCGCGTAGTCCTCGTTCACTGTTCTCCACTCTTGATCTGACAACGGAGTTTCAAACTTTGCATCAAACCAATTTCTTTGTAGCGGTTCTGGCCCATTGGCATTCTTGAGAGTAATCTTGGCGAGCTTGGCATCATCACCAGAACTAACAGGAACGAGTGTGATAGGAATGCCGATTGACTTCTTGATCTTCTCTGAAATCTCAATATCACCGATGGGTTGACCAAAGGCATTGATGGCAGGCTTGCCAAACATAGGCCCGATGATCGGGATGTTATTCAGAATCGCACCTTCTTTAGTTCTTGTGTCTATCGGTTCCGATAAAAAGTCAGAGATGTTTTTGGTAGCACCGAATCCCGCTACTGGAATCAATGGAATCAAAGAGAATGATGCTTCTTGTGCTATCGCGGCAATAGGATCATCTGGGTATCTACGGAAATCAATCAAGCCTTGCATCAAGCCAGTAGCAGGGCCACGCCTTGCAGCAGTCAGTGCAAACGAACCAGCAATTTGTCCAAGTGTTCCAAGCAATCCAGCATTCTCTTCCACTTTCTTAATTTCCTCCTTGGTCAACTTTGCGTTGTCTTGGAATTTTCTGATTTGCCAATCATCAATAGCCCCCAAGATTTCAATCATAGGTTTCAATGGCCCTGCTGATTTTGAGTCAAGGGCATACCTATTGCCACCGATAAAAATCTCAAGAGACCCCGGATTATGCTTCTTGTTCCATTGATTGTATGCCTCTGGGTCTTTCGATCTAACTGGGCCAAACCCAGTGAAGACAATGCTGATTGGCTTTTTATCATCATCATCATCAAATGACATTGATCGTAAGAATAAAAGAGGAAGAAGAACTGCTGTTCCTGCTAACTGTTCTGCAAGTCGTTTGCGTCTTTGAATTGCAGTGCCGTATGTAAGTGGGTAATTACCAAACTTTTTCTGCATTGCATGACGATAAATTGTAAGCGGAGTGTAACCATAAGCAACATTTGCAACTCGCGCTACGATCAAAGGGAATCCAAAAAACATTCTTTGGAAAATACGCATTGCCTCACCGCGCTTTCCTTTGACTCCAGAAATTGCCTGAGATGTTAATTCATATATTTTAAGGAAAGGATAAGATAATGTTCCCTCATCTTTTAGTTCAGTCTCACCTGACAACTGTTCTTTGAATCTCGTTTTACCAATACGAGACAATGATTCATTGATAGCAGAATCAATAATCTCAGTAGAGTTAAGGTTCAATCCAGACATCGCCTTTGAAATCTCAGCTTTCATCCGCTCATTAGCGTAGATGGTAGCATCATTCTTCTTGATTCCGGTTGCCATCATATCCGCAATGTCCATCTGCCGCGCTTGAGTAATCATCCTCAAGGTTGCAAGCTGATCTTTCTTTGGAATCTTCGCCATGTTCATCGCTGAAATCATGTATTGATTCAAAGCGTTCTGCTGGAGGAGAGAAAATGCAGCATCATCGAGTGCCTTTAAAACTCTGGATGTTATTTCAGCAGAACCAAAAAGATATTTCTTAGTAGCTTGAATATACTTACCACTTTTCCACAAATTATTAGCGTCATTCAAAAGTCGCTTTAGCTTTCTGTCTTGAGTCTCAAGGTAGTCAACTAACCTACCACTTCTGGTAACATCGTTCTTGAATGAGAAAGCAAATTCATTTGCAGCATTTATCAAGGAGGAGCCAAAGTTCCCCCATATCTGCATGACTTGGGATGGACTTGTTACATTTCGTGCGCTGGCAACCGCTGCGTCCCACATAGAAAATATGATAGGGTCAATAACCTGCACTGTAGCAACTGTGAACCTTCCGAGAGCATTGCCAATATAGAAAGCTGAGATAGCATTCCTAACCTTTGTAGGTAGAGAAACCTTATCAATGATCTTCTTGATTCCTTCAAGTGCTACTGCTCGTTCTGCCTCAGTAATCGTTTCATCATTGATCTTGGAATCAAATTCATTCAGAGCTTTTAGTTGCTCTGGGGTGAATCCTTTCCATCCCATAGCGCGACCAAACTCCATAGCAACATTGCTGCCGGGGTTCAAGACTTGGGCGCGGATCGCTTGGATCAATGCCGTGAATCCTCGATTTGATTCTGGTTTGATACCTCCTAAAATTGTTTTTGCAATGGATGCCGCCGCTTCTTCTTGAGCCTTAGCGAATCGTTTTTGGAGCGAGATGTCCATCAACTTCGCAATCTTCTCAGCCTGCGCCATGGAAAGTCCTGCACTGCGGAGATAGTCACGCATGACTTCATATCTCCAGTTAGGTTTCTGTTGGTCTGCCAGCGGAGTGTTCTTGATAGCATTGATTACTCCACTAAGCGCACCCTTGTTAATGGCATTGTCGATTGAATCAAGGTTCTTACTAACGGAATCCAATTCAATCTGCCTGCCTACAACATCTGTTAGAGTTAGTGCCGTAGCTTCATCGACTCCGAGTTGTTGGAGTTCAGCAGCAAACTCCTTCTTCCAATTCCGCATTATATCCGCTGCCGCTTTCGGATCAAACATTGGATTCAGAACAAGTTTAAGAGCATTCCTTACGGCATCCCTTACTGGGTTGGCTACCTTCTCTGAAGTGGGGAAGTTAGGTGTATCAGATTGAATCCTTGCCAGCTTATCAAGTTCGTTTTGCCCTTGGTTTGCTTTGACCTTCTCCTTGGCCTTAACAACTTTCTTTTCGGTTTGTTTTTCTTGAACCAATAACTCAAGTTGATTACCCAAGTATTCTTTGAGTGCCGTGTAATCTGCTGGATTCTGCCCTTCAAATGTAACACCAGCAATCTTGTTGATGATAGATGATACGATTCTATCCTGCCTGACTGTTCCAATTGTAGGTTCCTCATCCATCAAGGCGGCAAGTTTAGCGATGCTCGTCTTGCCTTCCTTCAGTTCATTGAAAATTAACCTGCGAAGCATGGTATCGCTTACTGGCATATCCAAGTTGCGAGACATTGCTTCATCCCAAGCAAATTCTATTCGATCATATTTGAGGTTGATGGCATCTTGAACATCCTGATCTTCGGTTTCTTCAAGTTCTTTTTCCCGTTTACGATTTATCTCTGCCCTAATTTTTTCATCAGCAGAATTGATTTTATCTTGAGAGAGTGGTTTTTCCCCAAGGATGCTGGCTACTTGCTTATAAACGGACATCTTGGTATTCGGCGGCTTGCCTTGCAGCTTCATTGATACCAATGTGTTTTTGACTATGTTACCGAGTTCCCTGTTCTGTGCAGAGTCAAGTTCTCCAAGTGGGCCGGGTTTGTTTTCTTTAGATGAAAGTGTCTTCCAGAATCCAGTCTCCAATCCGTTAGCCGCACCCTCTACCAGTTTGTTCCTATAATTTGTGATGCCACCCTTGATTGTTTTCTCTACCGCTGCTTTGATTTTGTTCTTGGTCTTCCTATAAACAAAGGTTCCACCAAGTTTCAGCATTGCGGTTATAGCGGCAACCATTGGGTCTTTCACCTCTGGCTTGGATGCTTTATCAATTTGGGTATTGATGTTCTCTACGAGTTCAGTCCCGATCTTCTCTCCTACTTGAGTGAGTTCTTCAAGGATTGCTTCTTCCTCGTTTACCTTTGTTTCGTTTACAGCAGTAAGAATTCTTTTGATTTTGGCAATCTGATCTTCAGTTGGTGTCGTTGTGTTGAAGAATCTCTGTGCTGCCAGTTGGATGAATCCTGCTTGTTCTGCTTCGTTGGCTTGGATGATATAACTTTTAAGCCCAGCCAATGCTCCAAGGGTTCTTCCAACATCTCCAACCGATCTGACGCTTGTTCCAACTACATTTAGTTCATTGTTGAGTAGATAATTCAACATGGAATCATCGCCCTGCCCCGCTAACTTGATGGCATACTTGTATAGCTCGTTGTTGAGTTTGGTTGCGCCGACAGTTTGTTTGATGGCCTCAAATGCTTGACGCTCGCCTTCAGTTGCGTCTTCTGCTACACTCACCTCCTGCATGGTTTCGCGGGTAAGTTGGTTGATAGCTTCTGCGGTGCTTGTCGAATCTGGATTGGTTACTACCAACCGCTCAATCAATCCCCATGCTTTTTTAGTAGCAGATTCAGATGGAGTAGAGTCACCATCAAATACTCTTTGCTTAATGATCTTTATCGTTTCCGATAATATACCTTTTGGCGTATCCTTCTCTTGCTTGATGGCAAGTTTTACAATCGTTCCTTTGTCGGTATAGCGTTTGAGTTTCCCTGTCTTACCAAAGGATAGTTCACCACCTTCACCCTTCTTGGGAAGATAGCCCATCACTTCATTCAACTTTGCTGGCATCCCACTCACCGCTTGCCATACTTCACCAAGGAACTCTCTGACCACATCACCAAATTGCTGGATCATTTGCTTGGCCCATGTGCCAAACTCCATGCCAGCTTCGTAGATGTTCTGTCCTGCTTGGATGAAGTCTTCTCTTGATGGGATTAGAACGCCACCTTTTTCACCGAGTTTTGGTTTAGCTGCGGGTTCTGCGGCGGGTGTTATCGTTTCCGATGCTGCGGGGGTGGAATTACTGATAGCAGTCTTTAAATTATTAGCAAAATCAGATGAGATTATTTGATTATTTGCTGCCTCATCAACAAGTTGATTTGATCTTTCTTGCGTAATGATTCCCTCTTTTATTGCGGAAACAATCTTTTCTGACTCATTATTTGCAATACTTCCAGCCAAAATTCTTTCATCTCGACTTGGTATTTGAGCAATCCATTCTCTCCTATTAAGATCAGGTCTGCGATCAATGATAGCCCATCCTTTTGCGTATGGATCACCAGTCACATCCGCCATCATTTTGATCTCAATAAACTTTCCTCCCTTTGGAAATCTTTTTAATGTTCCAGAAGATTCTTGTTCTGTTCGTAATGATTGCAACCTTTGCGGTGTCATTAGTTTTTCTGGAACAAAAGTAATATTGCCTGTCCGTTTTTCTGTTCCTCTCAAGTTTGCTACTTGCAACGCCCTACTTTCTTGAGGTGTTAGTTTTTGCTCTGGAGCAATCCATGAAGTAGGCGCAACCTCTGCGGCGGGTGTTACAGCAGGAGTCTCGGCTACGGGGGCAGGTTGTTTAAGTGCTGCGCTTAATGCGGCTCCTGCTTCGCTAACCGCTCCAGTTCCAGATACAGACATTACATCGTATCCAGCTTGAGATGCCGTTGCGTAAAGTTGTTTTGCGATTCCTTTGCGACGATATTCTGGTTCTACATAAACTTCTAAGCCTTCAGTTGCATCAACCGCTTTACTGCCTTGTTCTTTAATGTAAAATCGAAGGTATCCTTTAGGCTTTCCTTTTTCATCACGATAAACAACTCGACGCTCAAGTTCATCTGCGTTTGCTACCCAACCACCACCAAAAGCAGGGGGATTGGGTGCTGTCTCAATACTTATGCCGGGATCACTATTTGATATAAATCCTAAACTTTGAAGTTGCGATGCCCTTTCTGGGCTAATGCGTTTTGTTGGTGATGGTTTTCCAACAGCAGGAGTAGCAGGCGCATTGGCTTCTGGAAGCGTAGGAGGTTGTTTGGAAATTTTGTATGGCTCTTCAGCAGGTGCAACTTCCTCTACAGGGGCAGGCGTAATAGCGGGGGCTTCTGGGGCAACTGGTAAGGATTCCTTAATAGTTGGTTCGGTAGGTGGAGCAACCTTGGCAGCGGGAGTGACTGGAGCGGCAGGCGTAGGTTCAAACTTTTGTTTGAGTTGTCGATACTCGCCTCCTTCTTCCAATGATAGAAGTTGACCTTCTACAGCAGGCATTACTATTTTTGTTCCATCTGGAAGCGTTTGCTCTGTTTGTTTTGTTCCTTCTGCCTTTACTTTTAATTCATCAAAACGAGAGCGAAGTTCTTCTTCTGTCTTTGGCTTCGCAGTAATCGCTCTTGCCAACTCAATCTGTTGCTTCCCTGCTTCGGTTATCGTTTCCGATAATCCTGTCAGCTTTGTGAGGTTTTGGTTAAGCTCACCAAGCATTGTTTCACCTTCGGCTATATCAAGTTTGAGAGTTTGCGCTTCCCTACTTGTAGGCTCAATCGCGGCCAAGGTTTGCTTGCGTATCTCTTGAACTTCAGACAATGCCTTAATCTGTTGGTTAAGATTGTTTGCTTCTGTATCGTCTGGTGAAATCGAAAGATCGTTTGCTACCCTATTAGAAGCATCGTTTATTTGATCTTCAGCAATTTGCTCTGGAGTTTTGGGTTTGGTAAATAATACTTTGCCAACTTCTTTTCCACCCATGCCAGCAACCTTTACAACTCCACCCGCGCCTGCCGTAATAGCACCCAATGCCAATGTGGTTGGAGCAACTTCTTTAAAGGCTTTTACTGCGCCTGCTAATCCCTCATATTCATTGGGTGCGCCAGCGGTAGAACCAGTTTGAACATACTGTTCCATCTTTGCTTGGTCTGGCCCTTGCTGTGTTTGGGTGATAGTTTCACCAGCAAGTTCAATCGCTTGCCCTCCAGCAACTGCACCAACTTTTTTCAATAAAGTATTATTTGCTTTTTCAATTGCTTGGCCTGCTACATTCGTTGCTGCTTTCTTTCCAAATCCAAAAGCATATTTCAATGCGCCAAGTTGAACTGCATTACCAATAGCCTCTGGCCCTGCTTCCCACAAAGCTGTGTTCTGCGCGATAGGAAGAAGTTCATTATACGCTTTCGTTTTTTCTTCTTCAGTAAGCGGACTACCTTTGTTTTCTTCTAATGATTTGAAGGCATCATACAAGAATTGTCCACCCGCCATTCGATATGAAACTGGTGCAGATGCAACCATTGATCCAATACCACCAGCAATAGCTCCAATAGGAATAGTAGCTACTTCAGCGGGAGGAAACAAAGCACCAGCAGCAGCACCAGCAATCGCTCCACCCGCAATAGCTGGAGCCATACCAGCAACAGTAAATCCAAGACTTTGACCCGCGCCACGAATAGCTTCACCAGCAGTCGTCATTCTGCCTTCAGCTTTCCTTGTGGCAGCTTCTTGTTCTAACTTTTTAAAGTATTCTCGTTGGGTATCAAATGCAGCAAGAGCTTCTTTTGAGTATTGATCTGGTCTTGCAAGACCTTCTTTAGCTGCATAAAAAGAAGCAGGAACAGTTTTCGTTAAGCCAGAAAATGCTTCGCCCAATGCAAGTGGAATGTCAGCAATCGACATTTCCAAATCAGCAGCAGTCTTTTGAAGTGTATCACCAATAGAAGTGTCCGCTGGTTCTTTTAGTTGTTCATCAAGAAACAAGTCTGCACTCATTCCAGTGTCAGATGAGCCAAGCGATTGATTTAGGTATTCTTCTGCTGTCATTTGTAGCCAAATTGATTTTGAAGAATACCTTTTCCTTGTTCTCTTGTCAATTTACCAGATTTAATTGCGGATATTACATCTTCCTTTGATTTATACCCTGATGCTGCCGTTGCTGTTTTAGGTTGAGGTGCAGTCTTCAAGCGGATAAACTTAGCATTGTGAACATTCGCAGCACCAGTTTGTGATCGTAATACTTTAATTTGATCTGCCGTAACTTGAGGAACTTCAATTTTAGTTTCTGGTTTACCCTTAACTGAAAGTTCAAATTTATTTTCTGCCCCTTGATAATTTTTTCCTAATGGTAAAACATCAATAGCCAAAGCATCATTGCCTGCTTGTGAAAGAAGATCACGAAGTTGTGGGTTTGAACTTACTTCAATCGAAGCATTCTGCCAGTCTTGCAACCATCCAAGTGCAGCTTTAGCTTTTGGATCATTTTCAACTTCTGGTCTAAGGCTATAGCTCTTTACTCCAGTTGAAGGATTAACATTTATGCTTCCAACAATATATTGTTTGTATGCTTCTGGAATCTCAATAGCTCCAGCAAGCCCCGGAACTCCGATGCCTGCTTCTGAAGAAATCTCAATAAGACCCCTTCCTTTTTTGGGCTTATAGCTTGCCAGCATTTCTTTATTTGGGAAAAGAATGGAGTTATTATCCATCTCTGCCTTTTGTTTTTCAAATGGTAATGCTGCAAACCTGTCTTCAAATTTAATGAACCTCTGAAGAACATCTTTTGGTGGCGGTTCTTTTTGTAGTTCTGGGAATAATGCGTTCTCTGGATTTGCAGGGTTAAGTGGGCCGCGAGCAAGGGGTGCTGGAGCATTATCTGTTGGTAACTTAGCCGCTTCTGCCGCATCAATTTCTTCTCTCGTTTGTGGAGTTCCGGTTGGCATAGTTGCTGGTAATCCTGCTGCGGATGCTTGAGTAGCAATGCCTTTAGGTGTCATCCCCATCCCGCGCTGAGTTTGAATACCCGTTGTAGGGATTTGCATTCCGGGCATTCTACCTGCAACTACAGGGTTAACTCCCTCTGGATTTACTGTCTCATCAACTTCAAGGATTTCACCATCGCCTCCATTCATTGTATCCAAGAAACTTTGTGGATCAACTACATTGTTAGTCTTTGCAGCATAACGATCTTTATACGCTTCAATCTGACTCTTGCGTAGGAAGTCATCAGCAGCAATTTGATTCATCTTTATTCCAGCTTCCAATGCTGGCATCATAAACGGATTCCGCGCAACTGAGGGATCAGTCAGAAACGGCATCAACTTAGCATACGCATCACCAGTCTGTCCTTTTCCTGCAAGTGTCATCGACTCCTGCATACTCTGCTGCAAGAATGGTAGCATCTCTTGAGCTTGCTTCTGCTGCTCTCTCTGTGCCAATGCTGCACCTACATTCTGACCAAGTTTAGCCAAAGAATCTCCAACCCATGCGGTAGATTCCGATGAGCGATTGGTTCCCTGCATTATGAGTTCTGCGATAGACATAGTATTTTACACGGCTGTTGCTCTTGGGACATATCCCGATCCATAAACTTGACTAATGCTTCCTGCGTATGGTGCGGCTTGCTGTGCTTGTCCCATCGAAGCATATCCTCCAGCACCTCCTCCCATGCCACCAAGCCCTTGTTGTGCGGCTAACATATTACTATATCCCATCAAAGCACCAGATGTAGCTTGTCCAATATCAGAGACACCTTGGCCGACTGCTTGCTGTGCGGCGTAACTTGCGGCGATATTCTCTTTGTTTGCTCCGTAGATTTGCGTAGCCAATCCAGATTGTGCATTGAAGATGTTATTATACATATCACCAGTCATTCTGGCTTTTTGCAATCCGACTTCTGCTCCTGCTGTTTGATAACCAAGTTGTAGTCTTCCTACATCAAGTGGTTCTGCTCTGAATGCTCGCGCTAAATTCTGCCAGTTCATTGCTGTATTTTGAACTGATGGCATTGCTGCCAATCCTCGTCCTTGAATATCAAGTGAGGTTAGTCCAAGGTTACGCGCCATCTGACCTTGTGCTGCTTGGAATCCACCAGCTTGTCCTGCCGTTGCTGGGTTGAACCCTGCTCCTGCACTCTCAGCAACATTACGCATGATCTGGTCTTTGACATCTTGCGGGACTTCTCCTTTAAGATATTGCGAGATAACATCCATTGCCTGCCCGATTTGTCCTTGGGCTTGTTGGCGTTGCTGTGCTGCTCCGGGTTGAAATGTTTCAAGTTGCTGACGATAGTAATTTGAAATCTGACCAGCATCACCAAGCATTGCTCCAAGATTATACTCTGGAGCTTTAACTTCACTTATCATTCCTTGGACTTGTTCTTGTCCTTTAAGAAAACCTTTCGTAGCTTTTCTTTGTTGTTTTTGAAATTGTTTAGATGCTGCCGCTTGACCTTTCTTTGCTCGATCTGCCGCCGACATAGAGATAGCCGCAGACCCTGCCGCCGCACCTACAGCAACCACACCAGCAGCAATAGCAAATCCGCTGGAGTGAAACATCATTGGATGTTTGTTTCTCAATAAATCTTCTGGATGTTGAAGGAATCTCATTTGATTAAGTCGGTTCGGTTATGCCGCCACTTCTGCACCCTTGGGTCTTCCTTGGCGATGTGGGGATTAAAGTCTCTTGAAGTGATGCTGTCAATAATTTCATCTGGATCAGTTAAGTCTGTGACATGGCAGGTAGTCCAGATTGTGTCTTTGTGAGTAGCCAGCAAACGCCTCGTTCCTGCTTCTGTGATGCCACTGTAGCCCGTTTTGTAGCGGTGGGCAGGGATGCCATGATACCAAACTGTCACATCGCCCTTCATCACGAAGAATGGATGGGTAGTGAGATGGAGTAAACTTGTCAGAATCGTATCCTTCGGCATATAGATTTCCCGAATATACATTCCCGGCGTGAACCTATGCACCAGCGGACATTCCCGTGGAGGTAGTTTTAGAATCTCCAAGTCCATCAAGTTTAGCTCGTAGTTTGGATCACCATATCCAATTACGCTCTTTGCTTCAATCTTGTCTGGAATTGTCAGCGTCATCGATAGAGGAAATAATCGTTGGGTGTTGGTGACAATATATCAGCACCGATTAGGTTGTCTGCCCTGCTATAATTAGCAACTCGGATTGGTGCTGCTGTTGGGATTTCTTCGCCTTCCAATTCTTTTTCTTGCTCTTGAACGGCAAGAGCCAAGTTGCTCATAAATTCTTGCAACTTACGATTTTCACGCGAGTTAAGCGCGGTTACTGCAAATATCATTGCATCAACAGAAAACTCTACTAACTGAGAATCATAAACCAAATCGTAGTATTTTCTTGCTGCGTATATTACAATGTTGCTTGAGTTTTTAGGTAATCGAAACCTTCTGTAAGATGGATTAACGTCGTCGGGATGATATATTGCCAACAACAATCTTTGATTTATGTTAGGGTTCTGTGCATAAACACGAACTCGCCCGGCAGTCATTGGTTTACTGGCAGACCTAACACCAACAATTCTTACATCATTTGATACCTGAGTCGGAGGTGCGCCAGCAACTATCGTGATATGTCGATTGCTTTGATACTCATCAATAACATCAAATGATAGTTCTGTTCCAATGTCCCTGTAATCTTCTATCACAATAGAAAGAAAGTAAGGGCTAACTGTATAATCTTGGAAGAGAACGTGTCTTCCACCTACTTCTACAATTGCCCTATGACAACTTCTTTCTTTTGTGTAGCCTCGCGCAATCGGAGTTGCGTTGAACCATTCATCAGCAAGCGTAGCTGGAACCCCATCTATCCAAGCGAGTTTTTGCTGTTCATATCTATTAGGCAAAGTAAATCCACCATCTGCACATGATATGCAGACATATTCTGAATTTACAGTCCAATCTCGTTTATTCCATAAAAGGCGACGAGCATCATTGATAGCTTTAACAACTCGATCATCTGAACAAGTTCCAGAGTCGCCCACAAAATTGCGGACGCTCTCTATCATTTCTTTTAGCGTGTCACCCATTATCGTAAACGATAATTACTTTTGGTAGCCTTGTTTTGGAGTGCCAGCAGTCGTGTAGATGCTTGGCTTTTTCTTGCCCAAGTTAGGCATATTGCCCATACCTTCACGGATCATGCCGCGAGTTGGTGAGCCGCCGCTAACGAGTTTAGGGTCTGTTCCTTTTAGTGTAGTCATATGTTTTATTTGTTTAGTTTTTGCTTTATGTATAGATAACAGTCCATGCTACCAACGTAGTAACATTTTCCGCTGCTCTAACGATAAATTTGAATTGAGATGTCGTCCTGCTTGATGTCACCTCATATACCCTTGCTGTAGCAGTTCCTGCTTCCGTAGCAATTGGAGTTAAAATTACAGAGTAATTATTTGATGCAAGAGTTTCTGGTAGTGCAATCGTATAGGTAGCATCAGATGCTCCTACGCCAGTTTCTCCACGGAATATCTTTTGAATTGTAGGGAGGTCATCAATTCTACGATTCGTTGCCGTTATTTGATTTTGTAAGTCTTGATCCTCGGCTTTCAAATCTTGAATTTGCTGTGGAGTCACATCACCCAACCCCGGCACATTGATCGTTCCGTTAGATAGAACCTGATCTATGAATGATTGTAGAACATCAGTCCATGTTCCAGTTGGACAAAAATCATCTGGAACATTTGGGAATATTAACTGAGGACTGGAATCTTGGTTGTCCATAATTTACATTTAGCCATTATATGTGTTGCGTGTCAAGCCAACTTGATAGTATGTTTTCCCGTTTCTCGTCAGCTTTACTGTGTTGGCATATTGAGAAATACTGCCAGTAAATAATGATGGTTCGGACTGCTGAGTATTTGTTGGTGTGGAGAACGCACTGATGTTTAGAGCTTCTACAATCCTATCTATCCGACAAAATACGCCAAGGTTTCCTCCAGCCGCAAACACTAACCCTATGATTTTTCTTTGTCCGCCAATATCAGCAAGCACAGATGAACCAGAGTCACCACCAAGAATTGGAGATGGACTATTATCTTGAAATTGAATCCTCCCAGTATCGCTCCATGTTCCTACGAATCCTTCACCGCCATCTGAGACATCAGTTGTTATTCCCATTCCAGTAATTCTCAATCGGCATGAAGGGGATGAACCATATCCTTTAGGGCCAGTTGTTCTACCTGTGCTATAGACCAATGGGTTTGTTGTAAGTAGATTGTCTAACTCTGCTGTTGATGCAAATGGCAATGAAGATGGATAGGTCGTTACTGTTGTTGGTTGCCATACTTGATAAGAATCATTGTTAATGTATTCCTCAAGAACTGTGTATATTGCTACATCAACATAGTTTATTCCTTCATCTTTTTTGTAATGCGGAATATATCTTTTGATTCGTGGGAATGGAGTAACGAATGTTGCGTTATTCTTCATTACTCCACTTGGGTATTGCAATGTATTATCGTAAAGTGGGTATCTTTCTGCTGTGTTATATGGCAATGATTCTTCTTCGATATAATCCCTTTGTGATGCAATTAACTTTTTATAGCAAGCAACGTGAGCATTTGTTACAGCTACAATCTTTCCGTCTATATTATCGGTTCCGATAAATCCTAATGTTCCAAGACTCCTTTGTGTTGGAGTAAAGTAATTCGGATACATAGTAATTTCCTGCCCTCCCTTTAATGGAGATGGTGCTGTAGCCAAGTTTTGTAACCTTGCTATTTCTGGATCGCCACTTGAATAGCAGACGCACATTTTAGGAATTTCGGTTTCATCTACATCCGTTTGATATTCCTGTCCGTTTACAAAAATACTCCTTGGAAGAATTTCATCTTTCGGAAGATCATTGATTGGTATCTTTTTCAAAACACCAAACACTATTCCAATCTCTTCCGTCTCAACTCCGTTCTTGGTTTTTCTCCCAAGTCCAACACTGATGATGTTGTCTGAAGTTGTATGGTAAAGATTGGAAATTCTTTCTTTTAATATGGTATTTAGTTTCATACCCAAGTAGCAAATAATACTTTCAAATCTGAATCTGGTGGTGGCTCTGGTGGTTCTGGCGGCTCTGGGCCGGGATCAGGCGGCACTGGAGGTTGCGGTCTTTCAATTGGGATTGGTGCGCTTTCTGGATCGTAGTTAAATCCAACTTCTTCAGCTTTAAATATTTTGTAATCCCAATATCTTTCTGGGCAGCACTGTGAAGGAATGCACTCGTATTGATTTTCTGGACAATCACCAACTGGCGAGTCATCGTTGTTCTTGATGTTTGCCATCAATCTTACTCGGTCAACAGTCACGCTTCCGACAAGGTTTACTTTTATTTGAAACTCACTTCCTTCTGCTGAAGGTATCTCAGTAATAGCATTACAGACATTTATATCTGGTGTATTGAATTTATACCTTTTATAAATCGAGCCAGTTGTTACTGGAGTGCATGGTCTGGTAGTTACTGGAGTGCATGGAGGACAACCAAATGCCGTTGGAACTTTAAGTTCATTCCAGCATGGATTAGAATCAGACCTGTAATCAACAGAAGTTATGATTTCACTTTTGATTTCCGACAACCACATTTCTCCACCAGTCAATTTCTTTCTGATGAACTTATTTGTAGCTCCGCTTCTATTGAAATCATACTTGCCAGTAATAAAGAATGATTCGATAGAGGAATTTCCTACTTCAGAGTAATCATCTCCGTATTTATCTGTTAGTTCATACAACCTGTTTTTGTTGTCTTCATCAAACGAAAATGCAAACCCCCGTTTTTGACCAGCTATCAAAGCCGTTAACATTTGGGTTGGTCTTATACCAGTCCACAATCCATTCCACCTAAAAGATAGTTGTGCGTCTGGCGCAGGAGTTGCCGATTGATCCAAATCAAGAACAACCATCCCCCTATGATACCTATGAAGTCCTTTGGCATCATTCTTCTTCGTTTGCGGACTTACTGTGCTGATTAGATAGTTGTTGAAATAAATTGTGCTTGCAAATTGCTTCAACCAATCAGTATCAATCTCTACCCATTTGTTTACTTCTTTTGATAATTTGCGAAGCGAGAAGTATTGAGCGAATTGTGATTGGCTATTGGAGTAGAATGCCCAACCATCGTGTGATCTAAACCACAATTCAGAGTTTACAAGCGTAACATACGGGCTTGTGCATCCGCGCCCAAGCAATGAGATTCTTTGAATGTTAGATGTATTCCATAATGATCTTGGAATGCTTACATCCATTGAGAAAGCTCCGTTACCAGTAAGGACTACAAGTTCGCCTTGGCCGCGAAGGTTTGATCCAATGTATGGCATTACTTTCATCCCCGTGATGTTACCCATCATGGCTGGAGTTGTGAATGCCCCACCTTCTGCCCAATATCCTATCTCGGTAAAGTTCTCCGTATTCTTTGTGTCTGTAAATCCATTACCATAGATAATGTCAGACGCATAGATATTATTGAACTTGTCAGATACAAATACCCTCCCAAAAGCATACTCCATGATAGTGCCTATCGGCATCTTCTTTTCGTATGGGTTTAACCTATATGCCTCACTTGTTAACTTGCCATCCCACGCAATGGGGTTTTGGTATCCATCCTGAATGTAAACTCTATCTTCGGCCTGCACAAACCATGTGTGCATTAGGCTTGCATCATTCCACTCAGTAAATGTTTTGTTATCTCTTTTTAGGATATATGCGTATGCAGTTCCGTTTACTATTCTTAAAAAGTAAATAATTCCAGATACCGATATAAGTAGTCCATCTACTGAATCATAAGTTACCGCCCTGTATGGATGCGCCCCTTGAAAGTTTCCAGTCTGAATATCGTTAACGATAGTTGCATCCTGTCCACTTCCAGCTACAATTTTAATATTCCGAATGCTTGGCCTTGTTCGGTTAATGCCACCTCGGAATGTTCTATTTACAGATTCTGCAACTACAGACTCTGGCAAATATGATGGATGAGTATCTGCGTCTTGCGCTATGATACTTGTAAATCCGTCAAATACTGATCCATCAGATGGCATATTTATTGATGCCTACCGCGATTATCAAACCATCCGTATGTATCAATGTAAACAGTAGTATTTACACTAACATCAATTCCAATTTGCCTTGCTGTATTTGTAGCAATGCCAAACATACCAACATAAGAAGATGCCCCGTTGTTAGATTGGAATAGAACATTCCCCGCACCATTGGTAGCTGCTGGAGTATTTGATCCAGTCCATGTTGAATCAAGATCGTATGCAAGCTGAAGGTTAGGCCCATAGCAGTTGAACATTGGGAACACTTTGATTCCATTAGGAACTGTAAGAGTAAATGGACTGCCCCCGATGCTTACTGCTGCATTCGTTGCATCAGCAATTGGTTTACCAGTGTAAAGGAATCTGTCGTTGTATTGTTTGAATTGGCGAACAGCAGATGCTCCATCAGTTGTAACAGAGCCGATACGGCGATACTTTGTATATCCTCCGGGCAGTTGTGGAGCCGATGGGTCTTGAGAAAAGATAACATCATTTGTTGCTCCGTTAGAAATAGCATACACATGGAGCGTTCCATTTGCTGGTCTTACTCCGGTATCCATTCCGCCTTGGTTTGTTCCCTGCGCCCATACTGACGTAGTTTTCTTTGTAAGAGAAGATGTCAAAACAATGTCTGCTGTGTTGTCTGCCGATCTGCATTGCCCAGTCGTGATGTTAATATCATCGTTTGGCAAGGTAGAGTCATTCGACAATACCAATCCGTAAATGTGACCAGCAGGAAGTTGGCTCAATCCAGATGAAACAAACTGGATACTTGTTCCAACCATCTGAAGCGTAGAACCAGATACTCCATTAGAAACAACAGCAAGAGAACCAGATGTATTTCGGATTAGAACGCCTTGTCCAGATGGAAGCAGATTATTAAGGCTATTTGTTTTCCATTGCTTTTCTGTGCCGTCCCAGTATGCTATGAAGTTGTCAGTAGTCGAGTTTGGTTTCCATTTCTGGATACTGCCATCAGCGAGCATTACGATAATCGCAGGCGCAGTATAAGCTGTATCAGATGCTATATTGCTTAACTTGATTGGGCTTGTAAGTGAACCATCACGAAACTCGATGTTACCAGTGCTGTCAGCGCAAACCAATGAATCATTTTTAGATTCAATCCACCCAATGTTAGATGTCGATTTGACTCCAAACAACGATTGGGTTGTTGGAGTTTGAATTGTTTTTTGGCAAGATGCCGAGTCTTCTACAACAATTCGTTTTCCCTCGTTCGTTGTTGGTAGCGGATCGCAGAATATTGGAAACGCTGGCTCGCATGGAGGACATGGTTGGTAATTCATATTACTTTTTCAGTTCTACAATTTGTTGTTTAAGATCATCAATTATTACTTGCTGTTCTTGGATAGCTTTAATAATCGGGCCGATGAATTCTGTGTATCCGATTGTCAATACATCTGCCCCGCCTTTGATTTTATGATCTTGATAACCACCGAAGTCAATTCCTTTTTGATCCAGAATCGCTTTGATTTCTTGCGCGATAACTCCGTGATGGTATCGTGTTCTTACTTTAGAACCATCTTTGACGATGTTTGAAAGATTTCTTTTATCAAGATACTCTTTCAATTCTTTATCATACTGTTCTTTTTCTTGCTTGTATTTATTCTTTTCTTCTTCGGAAGCGTTTGAGAGTGGCGCGATTGGTTCTGCTTTATAGAACTCTGGAATATAATCTTCCCTGTAGTCCCATTTATAGTCAACCGGACGAATTGCTTTGATGAAATCCAATCCAAGAATTGTATCCCGAATATCAGCTTTATCCCTCGCGTCTGACCAAGAACCAACTTGTGATACAACAGCAGTAATATTGCTGTCTCCAAGTCTCACTTGATTGCTTGCCGTAGGGGCAGCATTGTATCCAAGGCTTGTAGTATTTGTTGGATTAGTTACGAAACCGGCAGCTTGAAATCCAACGGCAGTGTTATTTGCTCCAGAGTTGAAATTATTCAATGCTCCAGTTCCTACTGCTGTATTTCCAGATTGGGTTGTGCAGTTAAACAAGCTATTAGCTCCTACAGCAGTATTGTTCGATCCGGTTGTGCAAAGATACAAAGAACCAGTTCCCAAGGCCGAATTACTTGATCCGGTTGTGTTTTTATTTAACGACTGATTCCCTACAGCTACATTTTGGTTTGCTTGATTAACTTGCAATGCACCTACACCTATTGCCGTAACTTGGTTTACAGAGTTTGATTGTTGTGCAAATCCACCAATAACTACATTTTCGCCTCCGCTTTGATTTGCGTTCAATGCGCTTATTCCAACAGCAACATTATTTAAACCAGTTATGTTTTGAGCGGCAGCAAAATGACCTACCGCAACATTCCCAAACGCAACAGTAGATGCGTTTAGTGCATAGACTCCAAGTGCCGTGTTAGCATACCCAGTACTGTTTGTGGCTAACGCACTTCTTCCAACTGCGGTATTCTCATATCCAGTATTGTTTGTTACGAGTGCTTCTACACCTACAGCAGTATTGTTGTTTCCAGATGTATTTCTATTTAACGCTCCATATCCTACTGCTGTATTTAATCCTCCAATATTATTGGATAACAATGCCGATGACCCAAGAGCAGTATTATTGCTTCCAGTGGTATTAACATTCATCGCGCCATACCCAACGGCAGTATTATCATTTCCAGTAGAATTGAATTCCAAAGGCAATACACCAGCAGTAACATTCCTTGCTAAATTTCCACCACCCTTGCCAACCCTTACTTCGTTGAATGTAGAATCAAGCGATGATTTTATACTTCCAACAACATCAAGTTTTTGGCTCGGCGTAGCCAAACCAATTCCAACATCACCAGTGGATGTTATGATAAATGGCGTTGAATCTGGACTTGTTGAGTCCTCCACCAGCAATCCAGCACCAGAACCAGTTTGAACGATCTTTAAGGCAGGATTGCTATTTGATGTTTGAATATTCAATGGCCCCGTCATTGTATCGCCTGCTTTTTGAACAGATGTTCCTACGCTTCCAGCAGCTTCTTCAGCAGATTGTTTAGCAGATAGTGCGCTTTGATATGCGCTTTGTGCGTTTGAATAACCAAATCGAACTTGTGCTGTTATATCTTGGCAAAATCCATTTTCAGCCCCCGGCATACATGGATCACATGGGTTTGTATTACAATTCATAATTTTATCGTTTACGATAATTTGTTTTCTAATTGAGTTACTTTATTGGATAGTTCTTGAACCGCTTTAATAAGAGGAGCAATTAGTTCAACATAGCCGATTGATAGAACATCATCGCCACCTTTAATAGAATGATCTTGGAAACCACCAAAGTCAATTCCATGAGACTCAATAACAGATTTTACTTCTTGTGCAATCAAACCATGATGATAGCGATTTCTTTTTTTAGAACCATCAGAAACAATGTTTTTCAGTTTTGAATCTTCAATCCATGTTTCTTTAGCTTGAATATATGCGTCTTTTTCTTCTTGAGTTGCATCAAGACCGGGGTCAATAGGAGCTTCTATCCTATAATCCTCTCGCATATCCCATTTGAAATCTACAGGACGAAGTGCATTTACAAACTCAAGTCCAAGTTCAGTATCACGAATATCAGATTTATCCCTAACATCTGAACGATTTTGAACTGCTCCGTATGCAAATGTAGTTGTTGCTGCATCTCCAAGTTGAACTTGATTGCTTGCTGTGACAGTTGTATTTGCACCAAGATAGGTGCAATTAGAACCATTTGTAATAAGTTGTCCAGCTCTATATCCTAATGCAGAGTTATTTGTTCCAGCATTATTGGCGTTTAATGCTTGGTATCCAACTCCTGTATTATTAGATGTTGTTTGATTTGAATATCCAGCAGAGTCTCCAATATAAGTATTATTGCTTCCAGTTGTATTTTGATTCCCACAAAGAACTCCAATCCCAAGATTACTTATTCCAATTGTATTATTATACAAGGCTTGCGCTCCAAATGCACAATTTCTATCTCCTGTTGTATTTTGCCTTAAAGTAGTTTCTCCAAGTGCAGTATTATTTGAAGCTGTATTATTAAATAATGATTCAATACCAACAGCAACATTTGAGTTTCCGACTAAATTTGCTTTAAGCGCACTGTGACCTACAGCAATATTATTTGCTCCTGTTGTATTAAGATTTAAAGTTTGCACCCCCAATGCTGTATTTTTAACTCCAGTCGTAGCATTGAGCAACGATTGCGCTCCAATTGCAATGTTTTGACTTGCAGAAGTAGCAAGACCCATTGCTTCAAGGCCAATAGCAATGTTTGCAGTTCCTGTTAGGTTTTCACTCATTGCAGCATAACCAATAGCGGTATTCTGAAGTCCTGTAGTATTTTTAAACAAAGCAGTATATCCAACTGCAAGATTTTGAGAACCAGTTGTATTGTCTCGTAATGCTTCTGGGCCAATTCTTACATTCGTTGCTACATTTGATCCACCCTTACCAATATCAACGCCATTAAATTCTGAATCAGTTCCAGCAAAAATAAAACCAGTTGCACCAATATTTGTTGATGCTGTAATTTGTCCAAATGCAGATATTGAACCAAGAGAAATTAGTTGCGCTCCAGCTTGGATTATGCCACTTGCTCCAGTTACAATGTTTCCTTCAACAACAAGTTTTTGAGCGGGATTAGTTACTCCAATACCAATATTACCAGTATTGTAATAAATAGCAGTCCCATTTGTAGTCCATTGTGAACCAGCCCCCGTAGCACCAGTTAATCCAGTAGACCCCGTTAAACCCGTTGCTCCCGCTGAACCTTGAACTCCTGTAGCTCCAGTAGAACCAACGCCAGCAGGGCCAACTGTTCCTTGAGGGCCAGTAGCTCCGGTTGCTCCTCCCGTGCCTGTTGTGCCTGTTGCTCCAGTAGCACCAGAACCTGTAGCTCCCGTAATACCAGTAGCACCTTGGCTTCCAGTTAATCCTGTTGCTCCAGTAGCACCAGAACCTGTAGCTCCTGTAGAACCTACTGTTCCTACACCCGTGGCCCCAGTTGCTCCAATTGTTGAAGCTGGCCCCGGTGGGCCTTGCAACCCTGTAGCACCAGTTAAACCCGTAGCTCCCGTGGAACCAGCGGAACCAATGCCAGTTGCTCCAGTTGCGCCTGATCCACTTGCGCCCGTAGCACCTTGAACACCAATGGAACCAGTAGCACCCGTTGCGCCAATTCCCGTAGCTCCAGTGGAACCAGCGGAACCCGTTGCTCCTTGACTGCCAGCGGAACCTGTTGCTCCTGTGCTACCAATAGTTGCAGCTGGCCCCGGTGGGCCTTGAAGTCCAGTTGCTCCTTGGATTCCCGTTGCGCCTGTTAACCCTATTGAGCCAGTAGCTCCTGTAGGGCCAGCTATACCTGCACCAGTAGCTCCAGTTAATCCAGCAGGGCCAGTTGCGCCAGTAGCCCCTGTGGCTCCAGATGCGCCAATAGCTGATTCTGCTTCAGCGGCATATTGTGCAGCTAACTCTGCGCTTGCTTGTGCAGAGTTCGCATAACTTGCCGCCCTGCGTGATTCAGTATTATTATCCCTACAAGGATTACATGGATTGCAACTCATAGTTTTATCGTTAACGATAGTTTAGGTTAAGTCAAGATGTTTGTTCCACTAAAAGATATGGAATTGTTTTCTGGTTGTATCTATTCATTTCCGAATAAACGAGGTTGATGAATCCATCGTATTGTGGTGGGTAGATCGTTTGGCAACCTTCGCTTGAGGTAGATTTGTAGCTGCCCTTATGGATGTTGATAGCGATGCCCATATCGTCTCCAATGCCGTCTCGCGTAACAGGCAACTCCTCTTTGGCGTTAGCAGGTCGCAACGCTGGATAACCACCTCCGGGTTTACTAATGCCATGATTGCCCTTACGAAACCTATGAACGCCCGTTTTAAGAACCGCAATGCCTTTTCGATATACAGACGGATCAGTATTTGCATTGAATGTAGCATGGACGCTTGGTGATAAAAGAATAATCGCGTCATCGTAAATGCCTCTTTGATTGCCTGATGGAGCGAATGTTTCAGAGTAGTATCCCCTTATCCCAACCAGAGCAACACGATCTTCGATCCCTGCTTTGATGACCATTGCGAGGGTCTTTTCCTTTGCCTGCTGTGGTCTGGAATTAGGAACCATTACTTGTTAGAGTCTTTGGCAAGGATGAGACCGACTCCTGCGGTAACTGCCGCAAAGAGCAATCCGACATCTCCGAATGTGCCGTTTGCCAAAAATTCTTTTCCTGCGTCAGCAACTGCTGCAAGAATGGTGAATACGCCGAGTAGTGTAGTTTTCCAATTAACTTTCATTTTTTTGTTCCTTTTGGTTCGGGCAGTTCATAAGTGAACATTCCGTAGTCTGTCTGTAGGGAAATTCCAAGAGTTTCGCACCCAGTTAAGAATGCCATTGCAAGAAAAGCGAATGATATAATAATCATCCCAAGAGCGATTTTTTTAGCGTTCATTTTGATTTATTCCAGTTTCGGGCAATAACAATAAGTGATCCGATACCTACTGCAATGCCAACAAGAAGCGATGCAATACGCAACCATGCCTCTACTTCTGGCAAAAATGAAATTCCAACTGATGTTGCTGTTGCCAATACTCCTGTGAGTCCTGCGTTAAATGAGTGAGTGTCCATTTTTAGAATGTTGTTAAAGCGGTTCGTTTCCATACATTTGCGGCAGTGCAGACATACAAAAAATTATTAGCGTCATCTACCGCGACCTGCCCCACTGTCCCTGTGGAGTTTGATGCCGAAGGGATTGCGACGATGCCTACTGTGGGGGCGCGTCCGCTAATGCGATGGACTGTTAGAGCGGTTGTGCCGACAACAATGTTTAAGCCTAAAGGCCCAGTTAATGCCATGACAAACCCCGCCTGCGTTGTTCCGTGGCGGGTTATGTAGACCAAAGGGCTAACATTTGTTGTGGTCGAGCTAAACCATGTTGGTCGCTCCAAAATGGGCTGCGTTAAGCCATTATTTACCACTATTCTCCAAAAACCATTTTGCGCTGGGGCGGCTTGAGAGGCGAATACAACTATGCCTCCAACCGGTGGTATGTAACCATCTACGACTAAAGTTGCTGTCCCCGTGACCAAAAATTCGTTGCCAGAAACTGACCCAGAAACATTTTCTGTTGTTTGAGCTAAAATAGTCTTTATGCCCGTCGCCGACGATGCTTGGATTGACCCGTCTGAAAATTTTATGCCGCTTGAACTTACTGATAGTCCAACATTTGCGTCTGGGTCTACTCCAATACCAACCCTTCCGTTATTGCTAATAACAAACGCAGTAGAATCCGGAGATGTTTCATCTTCAACTCGAAATGATTCACCCGCTCCGAGTTGCGTAACCCGTAGTGCAGCAGAGGCACTTGAAGTTGAAACAATTTGATTTGAAGTAAAAGTATTACTAACTGCTGTTCCAGCTACCCCTGATAGTTTGCTTACATCAATCGCTGCGGTGGCAGAAACATCGGCATTTACAATTGTGCTTGCAGGAGATTGGAACACTCCATTGACAACCTTGACCACGCCAGTGCCTGCAACAGATGGAATTGTGCTGTGAGTATGAGATGGGTAGTTCCCGCCAAAATGGAATGTAAGACGATTATTGTTTTGATGCGCTCTCCCATACAAGTAAACGACGATTCGATCAGTTGCAAGAATCGTAGTTTGTGGCATAACTACTGATGCGATCTGCTGGTTAATTTCAGAAGGATCGTAAATGTAAACATCATTAGAAGTCGCAAGCAATGTTGGAGCATTTACACCATCATATTTTAAAATCTCAACCTTAAAATAAACTTCGTTTGCAGAATTTGTAGTTGTTGATTCTACAAAAATATTGAAATCCCAAATGCCAGCAGGAATTGCAGTTGAGGATGGATTGCTAACATCCGTTACAAAAGAGGCAAGAAAATCGTAGCTTCCAGTAGAAAGAATTGGAGAAAGATAAGATGTTGCAGTAACATCTCCAACAAGTCCAAGTTCTTTGGTCGCATTAGGAGTTTGCGGGATGTTTGTAACAGGTGCATCGGCGGCAGTGTTAAAATTCAAATAGTAAAGAACACCACCACCACCAGACCCACCAGATGGAATGCTGCCCGGAACCCAGTTCGCACCATCATACTGAAGCACTTGTCCATTGACTGGCGTTGCATTGCTCACTGGTCTGCCCTGCAACCCATCAACAGTAGGATTGGGATATGTCCCAGTCAAATCACCGCCAGCAGAACCAGTTGGAATACGAGCATCCGAAAGGCGAGCGTCATTTCCTTCCGCTGCCGTTTCTGCGGTTGTCCCATACTTTACCGAAAGCGTTCCGGTTGTGGTTATAGTTCCACCATTAAGTCCGGTTCCACCAGTTACGCTGGTTACTGTTCCACTTCCGCCACCCCCGCCCGATATGCCTTCAATAGCACGAAGAATTTCAAGCCTTTGAACATCTTCAGTTGCATCTTTGAAACAAGCGTCAGTTAGTGGACTAATATATGTTCCTTGGGCTTCTGCTGATCGCAAAATAGCAAGGCGTTGAATATCACTTGTTCCATCTAAGAACTGGGAATCTGTAGGCATAAGATTTTATCGGTTACGATAATTAATCAGCGGGTGTAAGAACAGCAGACAGAGCTTCGTTAGTGAGGAAGTATTGCTGGTCTTCAGTTTTTTGAACAAAGCAATTCTCGGTAACTGGGGTGAGTTCACCAATGGTTGCGAGTCCAACGTAAAATTGATAGAGCTTAGAAGCATCACTTGCAGCGTCATAGCAACCATAAGAAATTGGATCAATGCCAGCAGCGGCGGCGATTGTTTGAACGAAAGGGTAGGATTTATTGCGGTAGTCGAGATCGGTAAAGCAAGCCATAATTAGAAAAGGGGTTAGGGTGAGGAAGTTTCCTTCCCCACCCATAGTTGAGGTTTAGTAGTAGATGCCAACAACGTAGGCATTCACATAGAGTGCGCCAACACGTCCAGCGGTATCAGCACCAGAAGCAACATTAGCACCAGCGTTTGCATAGGTGAAGGTAGTCGAGTTAACGACAGTAACTTCAGCCTGCACATCGTTGAACGTAGTGTCGGTCATGCTGGCAATCGTGATCGTGTCGCCCGTGGAGAAACCATGAGCAGCACCAGTAACGATTGTAGCAACGCCCGAAGTGCGGGAACGAGTTGCGGTAGCTTGACCAGCACCAACAGTAGATTTGACCAAGCGAAGTTTGCCAGAACCAGTGATGACGAATGGATTAGCCACAAGCGTCATTGGGTTATAGCGTCCTTGGTTGTCCAAAGCGTCAGTGATGGTTAGCGAAGCTGTCATGTTATCGCCAGTGGTTCCATCATCAACGATCACAATTGGATCGGTGGCAGTGGTTCCGCGAGCGTAGGCAGTCTCAAGGATGATGCTTGTTGGAAAGAACTTGGTGTCTTCGTCGTTAAGGACGAGGAGGTCAGTGTCTCCAGCAGCGAGAAGGTTAACAGCAATCGGGCCAAACAGGTTGACACGATCATAAGCGAGTGGTCGAGAATTAGACATAATTTTTATTTAAGGTTGTGGGGAGAGGCTTGAATAAGCCCCCCCCCCTGTTTAACTTAGGAAGGCACAACGATGTCACCCACACCAGCGCAGCTATAGCAGTCCTGAGTGTTCTCAGGAATGATGTAGCTCTGAACTGGGCAGCAGGAACCATAGAGGCTCTTGCTTTGTGGCAGGCGATGCAGGAACGAGTGCATGATGGTTGGGTCTTTGACCTGTGCGGCGAGGCGGAACTGGGCTTGATAGAAGCCCGATTTGCGCCAGCGGTTGCACTCCCAATCTGGGTTCTTCCATTCCCAATCACCAGCGTAGTTCTGGGTCATTTGTTGGGCTTGGCCGTATCCAGTCGAGGATGGCATTGTCCATTTGCACATTGCTTTGTTCACCATAGCAACCGAGATACCGAAGTCGGCATTGCGGTAGGCTTTGTTAGGAACATAGGAGCATCCGTTCTCTTGGACGATCTTGATGTAACGAGGCACACGAACGAGACGCGCCCATGTCGCAGGATCAGCTTCATTGAATGTAGCGAGACCAGCATTGAAGGCAGTGTCAGCGTTGAAGCGAGCAGCGTTGATGTCGTAGCCGAAGGCATAGTCACCGATGATGCGGTTGATGCCGAGTTTCAGACGGGTCAAACGCTCGTCGAAGTCGGTGTTAGCATCCCAGTAACCATTGTTGCGCTTGGCTTGGAAGTAAAGCGCACGGCCAACTTGAGGATCGGGGATAACGATGTCGAGCAGAGGCTGACCAGTCGCATCTTGGAGATCAAGGCGGAAAGCGTCATCTTCGTCTTGGAGGTCAACGAGAGCATCATCGAGCATATCAAGCGAGAGATAAGCAATCTTGTTGAGGTCGGCGGGAGCCATCTTAACGCGAAGAGCGCAGAGATCGTAGCCAGCTTCGTTGTTGAGCGTATGCTCTGGAACGAACCATGCTTGATCGTCAACGAGACCGCAGTAAGTGCCGTCATCCGTAGTGATGCCCATCCACTTGTGACCAGAACCACCGATGTAGTTGGAACGAAGGAACTCTTCGTGGACATTCTTGGTGATACGGGCATTCGACTCTTCAAACTGGAGAATCTCTTCGGCAGGGAAGAGGCGATAGAGAAGGCTCTCAACGCAAATCCAGTCAGTGGTCATCTCTTTACGCAGAAGCTCGAAAGTATAGCTTTCAGTGCCGGGGCGTTGGATGACTTCGGGTTTGCTATCGCAAGAATCAGTCTCGCAGTAGGTGTCGGTGATCGAACGGAAAGGAGTGCAAGGATCGTGGAATCCACGGCCAAAGCGGAATGCTTTTTGTTCGGTTGTGTGGTTCAAGGGCCATGCTTGCTCCTCGAAACGGGTGAAGTATGCAGAGTTCGTGACGAGCTTCTTCACATAGAGGTCGTTGAAATATTCGCGGCCCTCGCGGAAGAAACTGTCAATCTCGGCACAACTATTGAAGTAGAGTTGATCGCTCATTGATTTATTTGATTTTGGTTTAGTTTTAGTTTTGCACCGCAAACTACACCATGAGGAATAGCAAGCGAGTGCTTGGTTTCCTCTGCTGGACTCAACCCAGAGTTTCTTCTGTCCAGAAATCGTTTTTCATGCGAGGTCGAAAACTCGCCAGCCAGAGTGCGGCTGAATCCCTAATGATTATCGTAAACGATAACTTTCGGATTTCTCTTTTCGGGACAATGCAACCGACTATTTACTATGTCAACAACTTTTTTAAAAAAAGTTTGGGGGAGGTAGCTATCGGACTACCTCCCCCGTCTATGACCAGATTTTAGAATGATGGGCTATGCAGTTCTTGCTTGCGGCGAAAACTTGGCGAGCTTCGCGGCCAGTCCCTCCGTGATACTCATTCTTGGTTTCTGGGAATCCGATGCACTTGGCGATGACGAGATGCGAGATGATCCTTTGAGTTGTGCAATATACTCGTCTTTCTCTTTCACCATCTCTTGGTATGCCTTGAGTTGTGCTTGAATCTTCTGATAGGCGCGGCCTTGGTGGATCAGTCGATTCATGTCTTCGACTGATGCCTGCTCGTTGGTCTGCTGTGTAGCTGCCAGCGCAATAGCCTCGTCGCGGGAGATGTCAAACTTGATTCCCTTTTCCTTCATGTAGTCAGCAACCACATCTGGAATTTCGGTAGCCCGGTCAATCTCCTGTTGAGTGTTCTTGTAGCCTTCACGCCACTGGTTCAGATACTTGTTCCTGCCTTCTTGCTCTTTTTGTTTAGCGGTTTGAATGATATTCTGCTTGGTTTCTTCAAAGTTGACAAGAGCTGCGTGATGTCCTTGAGTTGCTTTGATGAAGCTGTTAACCTGCTCCGCGAATTGATACTGCTTGAATTGCGAGAGCGAGTTCGTGATTTCCTCGAACGCTTGGTCGCGGTCGGCTTCTGCCGCTCTACGATCCTCTTCGGAGGACGCATTGAAGATGGAGGCATTTGCATTGACAGCACGGGAGAATGTCGAAAGAAGAGTTGGATCATTCGATAGCAATTGTCGCGCAGTGTCGTAGGTATTCTTGATAGGATCGAGATAAGTCTTTTTGAAGTCTGGATTGCTTGTAATGTCATGGAAGTCCAGTTTACCCCTAAGTTCCTTGATCTGCTCTGATAGTTGTTGCTCAACGTCCAGCTTCTCTTGGTTGGCTTTGTTGAGTTGTTCTTGGTAGTGGTTGGCTTCTTTAGTCGATGTTGACTCGGTGACCATTCGCTCAAGTTCTTGGATTTTGGTTTCAAACTTGGGGATTTCATCTTTCTTGTATTTCTCAAGTTCTTCTTTGAGTTTGCGGTTTTCTTCGATTTGCCGTTCAACGAATCCTTTTTTCTTTCCTGTGCGGTCAGACGTGATTTCAGCTTCGGTAACTCCCGTGTGTTCTTCTGGTGGTTCTTCTTCATTGAATTTTTTAATGCCGAGATTGGGATCACCAATATTGGTAGCACTGGGCTTGCCTTCGTCGGATTGCTGCTGACTGAACTTCTTGAGGAAGTCAGATGTGTTACCTTTAATCGGAACTTGAGGTTTAGCCTTCAGTTCTTTGATTACTTCTGCTGTGTCGTTTGGGTCTGCCATAAATTAGATTTCGTCAAGGTCTGGGTCGATTGTGATGTCCGCTGGCTCTTTATGTTTTCCAGCAAGTTTTGTTTTTTTGAATGCTCCCTGCTCCTCAGTTCCAATAGCTTCAATAGTTTTGATTGCATGGATAAGCGTTGTTACTCCTTCTGGTGGGTTTACATTAAGTAGTAAATACGCCTGTAGTTTGTTCCAGTCTTCGTGTGAGGTTATTGCCGCGCATAGGGATTTTACTTTGTCTGTTGTCATGTTTGTGTTGGTGTTTCTTCCATCTCAACTTCTTCGGTAGCCTCTGGAGTTTCGACTTCCATTTCTTCAGTCTCTTCTTCCTCTGGTTCCTCTGGCTCCTCTTCTTCCATCTCTGGAGCTTCCATCTCTGGTTGCTCTGCCTTCGTCTTACCTTTCATCTTCTGAATTTCAGCGCGAGCTTTAGCCTTCTGAAGCGCAAGTTGCGTGATGCCCTGTTCCTTGCGCTGCTCAGTGCGTTGAGCGTGTGAGATAGAAGCCTTGCCGATTGCGATGTCAGCGAGCTTCTTCTTCGTATCAATCTCAATGCCAGACTTAGCAGTGAGGTATTGAAGTTTGACATCTTCCTCAGAGTTTGGCTGACCAGATTTTTGAGCCTCAGCTTCCGCCATCTGAACATACACTTGCTGGAGTTCGTCGGCCATTCCTTGAGCCTCGTTCATTCCCTGCATGAATTGTTTCAAGAAGTCCTGCTTCGATGGGTCTTTGCTGATATACTCAACGTGCGCCATGATGTGACCACCCTTGAACTTGATAGCACGGACTGCTTTCGAGATTTCGGCAAACTCTGGATTACCCTGTTGCACGGATTGCAGGTTCATCTGCAACTGCATTGCCAAGTCTTGGAAGTGACCTTGAGCGTGTTCGATGTGCGGATCAGTTGGCAGCACAGGGAAGTTTGCAGGGTTGACGAACGCATCAGTCATACCAGCATTCTCAAATCCAATGATACGGGCAGTATCGTCGATCTTGCTTGGCTTAGTATTGCGGTAGCGAGCTACATTGTCTCGTCCCGATAGTGCGGCGATTGCATCTTTAACTGCATTCTCCTGCCCTTCGTTTGCTGGAGTGATTGCTGTGATCTGCAATAGCTTCTCTGCTGTGATGAGCTTGAACGATGGGCTACCTGCACCATTGATAAGGTTAGAGCGGATGCTTGTGATGTTCTTCCATTGTGCGGCTTCTTTGGGAGTGCCGAGTTCTTCAAGAATCTCGTAGAACTTCTTAACATACTCATATCCATCATCGCTGGATTTTGAGCTTACAAAGCGTTTGTAGAGTTGTTTGAAGTAAAGAGTTTGGCACTCGTTAAATCGACGAATCTGAGTTCCAGAAAGTTTTGCTGACTCAGCGGCATCCAGTTCTGCTTCGCCTTTGGTTCGTTGCTTTCCTCCAGCAGTAGGAGCGTTGATACGATACTGCCCCATTCCCCTATACATATCTCCCATGAAGAACTGCATGAAGCTCATGCTTTCTGCTACTGGAAGTTGGAAGCGGTTCTGGATGAACTTTGCTCCATCTGGCATTACGCTGATAGGCAACCATTCCATTTGCTTGAGCATCTTAGTTGCGTCTGGCCCTTGTCCTTCGATCATCAACATGGAGTTGAGTCGGACAGCATCTACCAGCGAGTTCATTGTGAAGTCATACTGGCGGCAGGCAACGAACGCTGATTCTGCTTGGCTCTTAATATCTTGGAAGAGTCCGCTACCAACTGAGTCAGTAAGCATATACATGATCTCATCCCATGAATCGAAGAGTCCAATCTTCAGCATCATAAACCCGTGTTGGGTTCTGACATCATCTTCGCTGATCTTTCCAGCACCTTTGATGTTGGAGTTGATGTAGTCGGAGATTGGTTGGTAGTCTTGAAGAATGATAGCCTTACTGATCTTGCCGTCGAACTCCCTCCAGTAAACTTCGTAGAGGTCGATCTTTTGGTTGACCGATAGTGACCAGTTGAATCCAGATTCGCTGATCGTGCGGAAGAAGTCTTCACGGGTCTTGCGGTGATTGCTGAAGGCGCGGTGGAATCGGATAGCATCAATTGCTGCGTCCACATTCCATCCCATTGCTTCTGCCGCTGCACGATTCTCGATCTTCTTGTAGAGTTCGTATGGAGTCAAACGGACACGGCGAACAAACTCCTCAAGGTTGCAGAAGTCGATCCTAATGTCGTCTGGAAAGAGAAGGTCGGAGAGGAAAACGTGTTCTGGCATCCATCCCATTGGGCTATCCCACATTCCGATGCCCTTTCCATACAACAACATTTCCTCAAGGTCTTGCTCTGTATTGTAGAGGTATCCGGGCCATTCTCGGATTGCTTGGTCAAATGCAATGGAAATGTTTTCGGAGTTAACGAGTCGTTCTTTTTCATTTCCAAATTTGCTTTTGATCGTGCAGCAAGCCTGCCGTTCGGTAATCACATCGTAGTAACTGGACTTCTGGTTATCAACGATAAATCCAAGTTGTCCGTAGTTTACATCTGATTGCCAAGGTAGTCGCTTTTCTGCGAGCTTGCTGTATCCTGTTGGCGGGAACATCTTATACGCCTTATAGATACGGATGCGTTTGTTCTCGCGCCCGATGTTAGCAAGTCGAAGATGATTTGCTATGTTCCAAGCGTGTGAGGCGTTGGAGATTCGTGTTTCCGGTGGTTTACCATCTTGGTCAAGAGTGGCTAATGAGAAGTTGTCGTTTCCTACGGATAGCATATGTTTTTATCGGTTACGATAATTTGTTTAGTGCAGTCCTTCTTTTATTGCAAGAAGAACATCCGCGAGCTTTATGCTCAAGTTTAGTTCCTAAAACCTTATCAGTAGCCGCTGCTACAGTGTGGATAGCTTGGGCAATACGATCTCCAAGTCCATCAGCATACCAGCAACGATCACTTGGTTGACGCTGGCAGATTTGATCTTCAACCATCTGCTCAATATTGCTTGGCAGTTCAATTCCGTTTGAGCGATAATCCTTCTGGATATTCTGCATCAAGCTACTCCATGTGCTTCCGTAAACAATAGCAGGGAATGTGAGTTTATCGCGCTTGATCTCATACTTCCAATAAAAGCCACCGACTGGAGCGAGGTTTTTGTTTTTCAGTTTCATCTTGCCTTTCGACGGAAAATATATTTTCTTATTGATATGTCAAGAGTTTTTTCTTCCAACAAGGGTATTCAAAAATATGGAATGAAGTTTCCAGAAAACATGGACGAACTTGGGATAGAACTTTATTGTTATGCAATTTCCCGTGGAGAGTATGGAAAAGAATACTGCGTTAAGCACAATATTAACCTAACAGATTTTAAATTACTCTCTCCATCTGAACATTTCCTTAATGCTGTGAAACTTCAATGGCCGACTGAGGTTTCTATATACAGTCGAGGATATACGAATACTCAGTTGATTAGGACACTGGATGAGTTATGTTCCAATACTGACATCTGTTTAGCAGGCGCGGCTTCGATGGGTAAGTCGTTTCCAGTTGCACTTTGGATTTATCTTGATTGGTGTTCTGCCCCACACTGCACTTCTTCTTGGGTTGCTACAACTACTCTGGGTGCGTCCGAAGATCGTATCTGGGGTATCATCTCTAAACTTTGGAAGTGCGCCAGTGTTCAGTATGGTAAGTTGATCGACTATCGTCACATGATTGTTTGGGGAGGCGCATCTAACGACGAAGATAAAGATTATCGTAATGCGATAAAAGCTCTCGCCTTTCAGTCTGGTAACGAAGGTCAGAAGGCTATTGATACTACCCGTGGTCGTAAGAATGATCGTGTTCGATTGGCACTTGATGAGTTGCCCGAAATGGAGTTAGGAGCAATTACCGCTCGCGTTAACCTTTCTGCAAATAACGATATTACTTTTATCGGTATCGGAAACCCGTCAGCAGGAGACAACCCGCACACTCGTTGGGCAATGCCTAAAGGTCATTCCAGCTTTGATTCAGTCAATCCAGACTTAATGAAGTGGGATACGGAGACTGGCGTTTGCTTGTTCTATAACGGCATGAAGTCACCTAACTTCGATGCTCCGCCAAATGAACCATCTCCATTCCCGTTCCTTATGGATCGTAAGAAGCAGGAGATCATGCTCAAACAATGTTATGGGGATGAGAATGCTATCGACTATGTTCGTAACGCTATTGGTTGGTGGCCGAAGACTGGATTTGCTCAGACCATTCTAACCGCTGATCTCATTCGTAACGCCGATACAAACGAAGAACCACTTTGGGATTCTGAAGGATTTACTAAAGTAGCAGGATTCGATACTGCATTTACAGTTGGTGGAGATAGATGCGTTCTGACCATCGCCAAACTTGGGTATGTCCGTGGCACTCGCAATCGTGTTATGTGGCTTGAGAGTCAGAAGGTAATTCAGTTATCCGCCAATGCCGCTGCTGAGTTTGAAATCCAACTTGCTACTGAAGTTGTTAATTATTGTAGGACTGCTGGAGTGCAACCATCTAAATTCGGTATGGACGTGTCTGGTGATGGTGGTCGAGTCGGACAGGCTATTATTCGTGAGTGGCTACGCTTTGACTCGTCTGGAGCCGCTATTGCTCTTATCTCATCTATGGGTAAACCTACTGATCGAATCGCAGCAGAAGTTGATAAACGCCCGTGTAAGGATGTTTACGATAGGTTGGTATCTGAGTATTGGTATTCGGCCTATCATGGATTCAAAAGTAGAGTTATCTTTGGTGTCAGTCCGTCTGATGAACTGGCGCGGGAACTTTGCATTCGTAGATACACGATTAAGTCTAAGAAGATTTCTGTAGAAACTAAAGATGACTTCAAAGGTAGAACAGGATTCTCGCCCGACTTGGCTGACTCGTTTTTATACTGCCTTGAAATGGCGCGGCGTAATGGACTCGTTTTTATCGGAAACGATAAACCAGTTCCGACTAATAGATTTTGGGCGCGGGATGAAAAGCCAGTCGAATACTCGCAAGACGATGACTACGGATCAGACGATAATGGAGATTGGTGATACTGGGCCAAGGCGTTACTCTTGGTCATGGTTTCTGTGACGGCCCCATGTATTGCCGCTTGGTTTGTGAGTCCAATCAAACAAGACTACTTCAAAGCTCGCAGTTAGCTGCATGACTCCATGCTTCCCAGTAAAGATCAATCGAGAATACCTTCAAGTTCCAAGGTATTCGCTACTTCTTCTGGGACTACGATACGGATTACTTTCTCCCCGTCAAGGAAACCAAGAGTTTCTTTCACGCGAATATCACTTTTCTTTACCCAGCATTGGTTGAACTTCTGCCTAAACAGAATCTTTGTTGGGTTCTCACTTACTTCTGTTCCTTCGCAGATGATGCGGGATTCAAACGTTGTATTCATAAATTAAATAATTGTTCTCTCTGGCCCATGCAGGGTTGTCGTGAATGAAGGTATGACATTTTCTACAGACTGCCATGAATGATTCTTTTTTACAAAGGTTCTTGCCCCTGCCCTTTTTATGGTGAATGTCAGTTGCATACATCCCGCAAACTTCACAGGCGTAATCTTTTTCTTCAAGGAATTCTTTCCTAACTTTCCTATAAGACTCATTCCTTTGTTTGCCCCTTTGAGAAAAGGTATTTAGTTTTCCTCCGCGCTTTTTGAAACCCGTTTTTGCTTTAAGTGGGGTTTTTCTTCGTAGCATAGTGCGATTACTTTCTCTACTTGTTCTTTCTTTAAGATACTCTTGGAGTTTACTTCGATCTGGTTGATGAGTGATCCAGTCACGCCGATCTTCTCTCCAAGCTCTCGGACAGTCAACCGCAACATCCTGCGAGTCTCACGCAACTGAGTGGCGAAAGTTTTCCTCCCGATAGAACGAACCATGCGTGATTGCTCGTAAGCAGTCATGCAGGACTCGTATGCGTCTTCTAAAGGATGTCTCATTTCCAGAAAAAATAAACCAAGACTATTGACAAGTCAACACTTTTTTGATACTATGATTGCTTATGGATAACACAAACCCAATGAATAAATTAAACCCGAAACTTGAAGAGTTGATAGCCAGCGTAAGGAAGACAGTTTTAGTTACAAATATGTCTCTCGCCACTGCACTTGAAACTTCTTTCATGGCTACCTACGAAAATAAAAATGGCATCTGCTCTATGGCAATGAGGAAAGATAACACAGCTATCATGCTCGCCAATGGAACTGGAGGAGATGTAGTTTACAAATGTGATTTCATCATCAGCGGAGAAGGTATTGGTGAACGCCGCGCCGTATTCCAATGTGAAGACGCAGAGAGTGCAGAAGAAATTTACGAACTACTCAACGACAGGATGTATGCTTGGTCAAATGGTGAGATCAACGAAGTAGGTGTAGACTAATTATCGGAACCGATATGAGTGAAGAAATTCGAGATTTAATGCCATTATTTAGAAATGGTGATCCAATTAAACCAAATTCTCCATTGCAATTTGAGATTTTAAAATGCACTTCGTTTTTTAGCCTGTAAATTAAATTTGTTGTGGCATTCAAGATTCCCAGTGATAGACCCATCAAATGTTATTAGAAATAAAGATTACATTTGTTTTGTTGCTGCATATGATAATTTTATATATGCAGTTGCTATTTGGTCGAGTCCAATCGCCGCAAATAGAATGAAAGAAGGAAGCGTTGCTTTGGAGTTAAGAAGATTAGCGATATCTCCAGATGCTCCAAAAAACACAGCAAGCAGAATGCTTTCAGTTATGCGAAAAGAAATTAAAAAAAGAATGCCGCATATTCAATTATTTGTTTCATATCAAGACACAGATGTTCATTGTGGAACAATATACAAAGCAAGCGGATGGCTGGCCTCAACGACATCTAAGCAGGGTATGGATTGGAATAATAGACAAAGAAGCAAGTCACAATCAACAGCAGCAAAAGTCAGGTGGGAATTGCGGGTGTAATTATCGTTAACGATAAAAAAAGATGCTTGACATAGAATACAACCTGTAGTAGTTTTCAGTTGTGCGAGAAATTGCACATCCGGGGTGAAGGCCGGATTGAAGATAGAAATTAAATTAACTAAATAAAATGATCCCTTGTGGTGGTAATCCACCTTCATGCGTCAGTTGCCGCTTTCTATCGCCACTACAAGGGGTCGCCTTTTTTACAATGAGTAAATCAAATCTATTGATTGACGAAACGCCCATCGTCTTTCAGCCAACCTTGGCAAAACTAATCGGGCTACCAGAAGCAATCGTTCTTCAAACTTTGAAGTTTTGGTGTGGTCAAAAACGATCTGGAAAAGTTGTGGATGACGAGCGTTGGATATTCAATACGCTTGAACAATGGCGCGAATTCTCGTTTCCATTTTGGTCAACACGGACAATCGGTGAGGTGTTTCGGACGCTGGAAAGTATGGGTTTGATTAAGTCACAGCAGTTCGATTTGCAGGCAGGGAAGGCTATGAAGTATTACACAATCAGCCAATCTGCACTCACACTTTTGACATCAGAAAGGGCAGACCATCTGGAAGATTCTTCCACATCCATCTGGAAGATTCTTCCTGACCATGTGGAAGATTCTTCTCGTTCCGCGCGGGCGCGTCATATTAAACAATATACAGAGAAACAAACAGAGAAACAAAAACCCCTAACCCCTTTGCAAGGGGAAGAGGAAAGTTCGGCAATGGCCTCACATTCCTCGGTTGAATTGAATCAACCAAATCTATTCCCGACTAACCCAAGTGAAGCTAACGCTTCGGGTTCGGCTAACGCCAAACTGAACTCTGCCGATGGCA